ACTACATATCTGGGACGGAAGTGCATGGGTAAGTGGTGGCTCAATTCAAGGACCTCAAGGTACTAAAGGCCAAAAAGGACAAACTGGTGGAACAGGTGGAACTGGAGCCAAAGGCCAAAAAGGTGAAGTTGGTGCAACAGGACCACAAGGTACTAAAGGCCAAAAGGGTGAAGTTGGTGGAACAGGTGGTACTGGAGCTACAGGACCTACAGGGCCAACTGGAGCTAAAGGTCAGAAAGGACAAACCGGTGGAACTGGTGGAACTGGTCCAACAGGGCCAACTGGACCTACAGGCCCAACTGGTGCTAAAGGCGAAGTTGGACAGAAAGGCCAAAAAGGACAAACCGGTGGAACTGGTGGTACAGGTTCCAAAGGGCAAAAAGGTGAAGTTGGTGGAACAGGTGGAACTGGAGCCAAAGGCCAAAAAGGTGAAGTCGGTGCAACAGGACCTACTGGAGCCAAAGGTGCAACCTATACTAATCAAGCTATAGACTCTGACAGTTTTACACACTATCTTGGTGGTATAAAAATATCAGCAGAAAATGCATCTCAAAACTATATAGCATTCTCTGGAACTACTGGCGACCAACCTGGTGCTTATAACCATTCATATATTGGTGAACATATTTACTCAGGCACTGAAAAGTCAGAATTAGTTTTAGCAAAATATAATGATGTTGAAGGTGCTTCTGGTTCGGATAGAATTAGAATGCTTGGTAATAATATTGTCTTTGATACATATAGTTCAGTCATTACTCCAGGCAATGGAGCAGCATTAGCAACAGCTGTGGGCACAGGAAGTCCATCTACTAGGATGACAATTGACCAAAGTGGTAAGGTCACTATAGCACAAACATTAAGACTTGGTAGTACAGATGTTATTAACTCTTCAGGTCAATGGATTGGTCCATCATCTGGATTAAAAGGTGAACCAGGCGGAACAGGCGGAACTGGAGCTAAAGGCCAAAAAGGTGAACCAGGCGGAACAGGTGGAACAGGACCTACAGGCCAAAAAGGCCAAAAAGGACAAACTGGTGGAACCGGTGGAACAGGGCCAACTGGAGCTAAAGGACCTACAGGAGCTACTGGACCTACAGGAGCTAAAGGGCCAGCAGGTAGTAATGGTACAAATGGTAGTAACGGTGCCAAGGGTCAGAAAGGTCAAACAGGTGGAACAGGTGGTACTGGAGCTAAAGGCCAAAAAGGTGAACCAGGCGGAACAGGTGGAACTGGTCCAACTGGTGCAAAAGGACAAAAAGGTCAGACAGGTGGAACAGGTGGAACTGGACCAACAGGACCAACTGGTGGTACTGGTGGAACTGGAGCCAAAGGTCAGAAAGGACAAAAAGGTGCCTCAGGTGGAACAGGTGGAAGTGGACCTACAGGACCTACAGGGCCTACAGGACCAACTGGTGGATTCTCCACAAATTCAAACGCACAGGTTAATAGCTTAGGTGTTAATACAGGTGCAAGTGGAACGGCAGGTGAAATTAGAGCAACAAACAATATCACAGCTTATTATTCTGATGAAAGATTAAAAACAAGATTCGGTGATATTCCTAATGCTCTAGAAAAACTTCATAAGTTAAGTGGTTTCTATTATGAGGCTAATGAAGAAGCTCAAAGATTGGGATATGATAAGAAAAAAGAAATTGGTGTATCGGCTCAAGAAGTGCAATCAATATTGCCAGAAATCGTTGTACCAGCTCCAATCGATGATAAATATCTAACAGTACATTACGAAAAATTAGCAGCACTATTTATTGAAGCAATTAAAGAATTAGATAATAAGGTAAATATGTTAATAAAGGAGAAAGAATAGATGTCAAAGTCCAAAGCTAGGTTTTTAGCGGAACTGCTAAATGCTAGTGGTAGAGTTAAGAAAGATAAGTCACAGCTAACAGGCGGTGATTCTACTATTGATTTAGATTCTTTACCAACTATTACCAATGCTAAACTTGAAAATTCATCTGTTACAGTTGCTGGTAATTCAGTATCATTAGGTGGTTCAACATCTATTGATACATCAGAAGTTGACGAACATACAAGTTACAAATATTTTACAGACGCTAGAGCTCAAGATGCAATTGATGGACAACCTCTTGATATTACTAACCTTGATATTGGTGGCACAGCTACAATTAATTCAAGTGGTGAATGGGTAGGACCTTCAACTGGATTAAAAGGCGAACCTGGTAGTAAAGGTCAAAAGGGAGAGGTAGGACAAACTGGTTCACAAGGTATTCAAGGTGTTAAAGGTACTACAGGTGATACAGGAGCAGATGGTCCTACAGGAAATACTGGAGCTACAGGACCACAAGGAGCTACTGGACCTACAGGGCCAACAGGTCCAACTGGAGGCAAAGGCCAAAAAGGCGAAGTTGGTGCACAGGGTATTCAAGGTGTTCAAGGCAGTAAAGGCGAAAAAGGAGATTTAGGAGCAACAGGTCCTACTGGTAATACAGGAGATACTGGAGCTACTGGACCTACAGGGCCTCAAGGCGTAAAAGGCGATGTTGGACCAACAGGACAAAAAGGTGCAACTGGACAAAAAGGTGAAGTAGGACAAACAGGTCCAACAGGCCCGACAGGACCTACAGGAGCTAAAGGCGAGGTAGGAGCTACTGGACCAACAGGACCTACTGGTGCTAAAGGCGATGTAGGACCAACAGGACCTCAAGGTATTCAAGGTGATACAGGGCCTACAGGAAGTAAAGGTCAGAAAGGCGAGGTTGGTTCTAAAGGAGAAGTTGGTCAGAAAGGTACTACAGGTGATACAGGAGCTCAAGGCATTCAAGGCCAAAAAGGAGCCCAAGGTATTCAAGGTATTCAAGGTGTTACAGGAGACACTGGAGCAACTGGAGCTGCTGGTTCAAAAGGACAAAAAGGTGAAGTAGGGTCAACTGGACCACAAGGTATTCAAGGTAATACAGGACCTACTGGTGCTAAAGGCGATACTGGAGCACAGGGTATTCAAGGTGTTCAAGGTGATACTGGAGCTCAAGGTAGTAAAGGTCAGAAAGGTGAAGTTGGACAAAAAGGTACTACTGGTAATACTGGAGCTACCGGACCTACTGGAGCTAAAGGCGATATTGGTCCAACTGGTCCACAAGGCGATAAAGGCCAAAAAGGTGAGATTGGTGAAAAAGGCCAAAAAGGACAAACTGGTTCACAAGGTATTCAAGGTGTTAAAGGTGTTACAGGGCCTACAGGGCCTACAGGGCCAACTGGAGCTAAAGGCGAAATTGGTGTAACTGGTAATACTGGTGCTCAAGGTGATAAAGGAGAAGTTGGACAAAAAGGTGGAACAGGAGCTGCTGGACCTACAGGACCTACAGGTGCTAAAGGTGTTACTGGAGCAACAGGACCACAAGGTATTCAAGGTGATACTGGAGCTGATGGTCCAACAGGCAGTAAAGGTCAAAAAGGTCAAACCGGTGGAACTGGTCCAACAGGTGGAACAGGACCAACAGGGCCAACTGGAGCCAAGGGTGATACAGGTTCACAAGGTATTCAAGGTGTTAAAGGTACTACAGGTGATACAGGTGCTACAGGAGCTACCGGCCCTACAGGACCTCAAGGCAGTAAAGGCCAAAAAGGTGAGATTGGTGTAACTGGTAATACTGGTTCAACAGGACCAACAGGACCTGGCGGTGCTAAAGGTGCTACAGGGCAAAAAGGACAGAAAGGCGAAGTAGGAGCTACTGGACCAACTGGAGCTAAAGGCCCACAAGGTATTCAAGGTATTCAAGGTATTCAAGGTAATACAGGTGCTACTGGTACTGGTATCACAATGGAAGGACAGGTTGCTAACACTAGCTCACTTCCATCTTCAGGTAATACAAAAGGTGATGCTTACATAGTACAAGCTGATGACTCATTGCATATATGGGATGGTTCATCTTGGGTAAGTGGTGGCTCAATTCAAGGTCCAACTGGTGCTCAAGGTCCAACAGGTTCTCAAGGACCTACTGGAGCTAAAGGGCCAACAGGTCAAAAAGGTGCTACTGGCGGAACTGGTCCAACAGGTGGAACAGGACCTACAGGACCAACTGGAGCTAAAGGCCAAAAAGGCGAAGTTGGAGCTACAGGACCTACAGGAAGTAAAGGTCAGAAAGGTGAAGTTGGTGCCACAGGTGGAACTGGACCTACAGGGCAAAAAGGACAAAAAGGACAAACAGGTGGAACTGGACCTCAAGGTATTCAAGGTGGAACTGGACCAACTGGAGCTAAAGGACCAACAGGTGGAACTGGACCTACAGGTGGAACAGGACCTACAGGCCCAGGCGGAGCTAAAGGACAGAAAGGTGAGGTTGGTGCTACCGGACCAGGTGGTGCAACAGGGCCAGGCGGTGCAACAGGACCGGGTGGTTCAAAAGGACAAAAAGGAGAAGTTGGTCAGAAAGGTGCGACAGGCCAGAAAGGGCAGAAAGGTCAAACCGGTAATACAGGGTCAACTGGACCAACAGGACCTACAGGAAGTAAAGGTCAAAAAGGTGAGCTAAACGATTCATTATATGCTGACTTTTATGATAATACAGGTGGACAAAATGCTACATCAGGTGTTGTATTAAATTTAGATACATCAAGACAAAATTCAAATACAGGTATATTTGGTTTAGCAAGTGATGTTGTTACTATTAATACATCCGATGACTTTGAATTTAGCTTCCAGGTTACAACAGGTATTAGCTCAGGGAGTGCAAGGTCAGTATCTAAAGCTTATTTACAAGAATATAACGGTAGTGCATGGTCAACAGTTGATGGTTCTACTTGTTACATGTATAACAGAATTAATGGTGCTGAAGACGCAACAGGTGCTGTTAACTTAATTCATAGTGTTACAAGTGGTTATGCTTATAGAATTTATGTAATTAGACATTCTGGCGGAGACGTTATTGAAACACGAGCTGATGGCTCAAGATTAACAATTAAAAATGTTAAAGGTGGTCAGGCAGGACCTCCAGGACCAAGTGGCGGCCCAGCAGGACCAGCTGGTGCAACTGGACCACAAGGTACAAAAGGTAGTACAGGTTCTAAAGGCCAAAAAGGTGAAGTTGGTGGAACAGGACCTACAGGGCCTACAGGGCCAACTGGTGCTAAAGGACCAACAGGAGCTACTGGACCAACAGGACCAACTGGAGCTAAAGGACCTACAGGAGCTACTGGACCACAAGGTACAAAAGGTAGTACAGGAGCAACGGGTCCAGGTGGAGCAACAGGGCCAGGTGGAGCTACCGGACCTACTGGAGCGAAAGGGCCGACAGGACAAAAAGGACAAAAAGGACAAACAGGTGCAACAGGACCAACAGGACCCACAGGACAAAAAGGTACTACTGGCGGAACTGGTCCAACAGGACCTCAAGGTGTAGTTGGACCTACAGGACCTGGCGGTGCTAAAGGGCAAAAAGGACAAACTGGTGGAACTGGTGGAACTGGTCCAACAGGGCCAACTGGACCTACAGGACAAAAAGGAGCAACAGGGTCAACAGGGCCAGGTGGAGCAACAGGACCAGGCGGAGCTACAGGACCTACTGGTGCTAAAGGACCAACAGGGTCAACAGGCCCAGCTGGAAGTAATGGTTCTAATGGAGCTAAAGGACAGAAAGGTGCTGCAGGTAGTAATGGTGGAACTGGACCAACAGGGCCAACTGGAGCTAAAGGTCCAACAGGTGGAACAGGACCAACTGGTCCAACAGGAGCTAAAGGACCGACTGGTTCAACGGGACCTGCTGGTAGTAATGGTTCTAATGGAGCTAAGGGACAAAAAGGTGCTACTGGCGGAACAGGTGGTACTGGAGCTACAGGACCTACAGGGCCAACTGGAGCTAAAGGTAATACAGGTGGAACTGGTCCAACAGGTGGAACAGGACCTACAGGACCTGGCGGTGCTAAAGGTCAGAAAGGACAGAGAGGTGCTACTGGACCGGGTGGTGGAACAGGACCTACGGGACCGACTGGTTCAACGGGTGGTACTGGTGGAACTGGAGCCAAAGGTCAGAAAGGACAAAAAGGTGCCTCAGGTGGAACAGGTGGAACTGGACCTACAGGACCTACCGGACCAACTGGAGCTAAAGGTTCAACCGGCGGAAGTGGACCTACAGGGCCAACTGGTGGAACAGGTGGTACTGGTTCAAAAGGACAAAAAGGACAAAAAGGTGCTACGGGTGGAACCGGTGGAACAGGTGGAACTGGACCTACAGGACCAACTGGAGCTAAAGGTCAAAAAGGTGCTAGTGGACCAACAGGACCAAGTGGCTCAATAACAAACACATCTTATCAAATGACAGCACTCGGTGTTGGAACTGGAGCTCCTGGTACAGGCCAAATTAGAGCAACCAGTAACATTACTGCTTACTATTCAGATGAAAGATTAAAAGATTTTGCTGGCACAATTGATAATGCTTTACAGAAGGTAATGGAAATAAGTGGTTATTACTTTACCGAAAATCAGAAAGCAAAAGAACTTGGTTACGATAACGATAAATTACAGGTTGGTGTATCAGCTCAAGAAATACAAAGAGTACTACCTGAGGCTGTAACAGAAGCTCCAATCAGTGATGAATATCTAACTGTTTGGTACGAAAAGTTAGTACCATTATTAATTGAAGCAATTAAAGAACTCAAATCAGAAATCGAAGAGCTTAAAAAGAATAGTCACCCATGTAAAGAGCTTCATGAATTTGATGCATATCCAGAGCTTATAAAAAGAATTGAAGAATTAGAGAAAAAATAACTGTATAAATAATATTATGAATGTAAGTGTACCGGCTTGGTTGTACCAAGACCAATATTTTTCAAAGCAATTTTGTGATGATTTAGTGAACTATTGCGACAATCATTTAGAATTAAAATCAGCTAGTGTTGGCCACGACCCTAATGTCGAGCTTGATACTACTGGAGTTAGAAGTTCTATTACTGGTTGGTTGCAAGATAGAAACGATTATGAAAAATCTGTAAAACAAGAAGTATATAATCTATTTCATAGTTGGAATCAAAGTTTTAATTTCGAATTAACTAATATTTACGATATGCAATATACTGTCTATCCTGCTGAGGATAAAGGATATTATAATTGGCATGTTGACTCTTGGTATGGAAGTAATGGTAGTAATGAAGATAGAAAATTAAGCTTAAGCATTCAACTATCAGACCCATCTGATTATCAAGGTGGAGAATTTGAAACTGAAGATTCATTTACAGCTATACCATCTAATGAAATAAGAAATAGGGGAACCGCTATAATGTTCCCATCATACATAAGACATAGAGTTTTACCAGTCACAAAAGGCGTAAGGAAATCTCTAGTTGTTTGGATTGAAGGACCTAATTGGAAATGAAAAAACTAGTAATAAATTTAAAAAGACGAACTGACCGAAAAGAATTATTTGAAAAAAATAATTTAAAAGACTATACGTATATTGATGGTGTTGATGGCGAAGAAATGGATATGCAAACTTTAGTCAGACATGGGTGGAATATCGATACAACATGGAGAGACCCATATAAAGATAGAAAAATGCAGAAAGGTGAAGTTGGTTGTACATTAAGTCATTACGCAGCTTGGAAAGCTATAGCAGAAGGTGATGAACCAGTTATTGTTATGGAAGACGATTGTTGGATTAGAAATCCAGAAAGATATAATGAAGAAGAAGTAGAAACTTTATTAGACAGTTATGACATTGTATATCTACAGCATAATGAAAATGAACCAGGGTTAGAAAAAGTAATTGATGATAACTTAGTAGTACCTTATTATCCATATAACCTTACAGCTTATGCAATGTATCCTGAGACTGCAAGTATAATTATAGAAAAGTTTGGTAGAACTTTAATACCTTCAGATGAGCATATTCCAAAATTAATTATGAATGGTACATTGTCATCAGTAGGTTATACAGACAGCACAGAAAATCCACAGCCTTGTTGGCAACATTTTAGAAGTCAAGTAGCTTCTGATATTGAAGTCGGACATGAGAATGCTTTCCACGACTTTACAAATATACACTTTACTACAATTGGTACTGATAGACATAAACTCGTAGACTTAAATGATTCTGCTATTCATAATGGAATATACTTAAAAAATCTAGGTAATAACTTTGATTGGTTTAGTCCTATGACTCATCGCGATGGTGGTAAAAAAGTTTATTTACAAAAAGAATTTATTAATCAACTAGCTCCAACAGATTTAGTTTTCTTTACTGATGGATATGATTCTCTAATATGTGATGATAAAGAAACTATAGTAAATAGATTTTTAGAAATGAAAGCTGATGTAATCTTTTCAGGCGAAAATAGTTGTTGGCCAAATGCAGAATGGGCTGATAGATTTGATGAGACAAAACCTTTTCCATATTTAAATAGCGGTGGCTTTATTGGAAGAGCTGGTGTACTACAAGATATTATATCACATTATGATGAAAATGTACACGATGATGACCAAGCTTTTTACCAAGAACAATTCTTTAAAAACGAATGGGATATTATAATTGATAATACAGGTTATTTATTTCAAACAGCTGATAAAGATATAACTACTCTTGATAATCAATTATATAATCCAAATACTAATAGTTGCCCATTAGTTTATCATGCAAATGGCGATAATGATTTTAATTATTCAACATTGCAAGATGTAAAAGCTAAACTATTACCTTCAACTTTTCCACAGTTATATTTACCCACAGGTAACGAATTTCAGATTTTAGATAAAGATATGTTATTAGTTAAATTTATGAACCAATCTCAATGTGAAAGATTAATTGAAATGGGTGATAAATTAAATACTTGGGAGCCAATGCCGGGTGATAAATTTCCAGCTCAAGAAATTAGAATGAAAGAATTAGGACTATTTGAAGAATTAGAATCACATTGGAAAAAACATTTATATCCTATCATTGAAAGATATTGGCATCCTATGGAAATGTATGGGTTAAGAGATGCTTTTATTATGAAGTATTCTGTAGATACACAAAAAGATTTACCATTGCATACTGATGCAAGTTTAGTTACTGGTTCAGTTAAATTAAATGAAGATTATGAAGGAGCCGATTTAATATTTCCTAGACAAGGTATTTCTAATAAAGAAATTCCACCAGGTTGGTGTATATTATTCCCTGGGGCCGTTACTCATGGTCATGAATGTACTGAATTATTAAAAGGAACTAAATATTCTCTTACAATGTGGTCTAGCAGATATACTGGTGATAAGTATTAGATAGTATCTAAAATCTTATAAATAGTTCTATAAATAAACTATTATTATCGAGGTATTAAATGGCAAAACCAAACAGCAGAACTACATTAATTGATTACTGCCTTAGAAATCTAGGTGCACCAGTAATTGAAATTAATGTTGATGAAGACCAAATCGATGATAGAGTAGACGAAGCTCTACAATTCTATCAGCACTACCATGCTGATGCTATTGAAAAGGTATTTTTAAAACACCAAGTAACACAAACAGATATTGATAATGGCTATATTGCTATTAATGATTTAGTTACTGATGTATTAAGAGTGTTACCAATCCGAGATACATATTCAGCTAATAATTTATTTGATATTAAATATCAGATGCATTTAAACGATATGTTTAGTTTAGGTTATATGGGTTCACTATTAGAATACTCAATGGCCCAGCAATATCTTTCAACACTAGATTTAGTTATTGATAATGACAATAAATTTATTTCTTTTGACAGACATAGAAATAGATTAAGAATTGATATGGCTTGGAGCGAAGAAGTTTCAGTAAATGATTATTTAGTAGTTGAATGTTATCGTATCATCGACCCAGACACATTTACAGATGTTTATAACGATTATTATTTAAAGAAATATCTAACTTCATTGTTAAAGAAACAATGGGGAACAAACCTTCTCAAATTTGAAGGAATGGTAATGCCAGGCGGAGTTACATTTAACGGAAGACAGTTATTTGACGATGCAATAGCAGAATTAGAAAAATTAGAAGAAGAAGTTAGATTGAATTGGGAACAACCAATCGACTTCTATACAGGATAAAATATGCCTAGGAATGTATATTTCTCTCAGGCAGTAAGGGCTGAACAAAATTTATACGAAGACCTTATTGTCGAGTCTCTTAAAATATATGGACAAGATGTCTATTATATTCCAAGAACTTTAGTAAATAGAGATACCATTTTAAATGAAGACCCTGCGTCTAAATTTGATGATGCTTATTTAATGGAAGCATATATCGAAAACGTTGATGGCTTTGAGGGTGAAGGAGATTTATATTCTAAGTTTGGATTAGAAATTAGAGATGAAGCACAATTTGTAATCTCTAGAAAAGTTTGGAATCATGCAGTAGGTTTAAGAGAAAATGCTGCCAAACCATTAGAAGGTGATTTACTATTCCTACCAATGACCAACTCATTCTTTGAGATTTCATATGTAGAAGACGATTCACCATTCTTCCAGTTATCCAATTTACCAGTTTATAGATTAGCATGTACATTATTCGAGTTCTCAGATGAAGACTTCGATACAGGCATTGCTGAAATAGATAATAAAACTGTATCACAGGCATATCAAATTGCCATGAATATAACACTAGGTACTGGAGACCAACACTTTATAGTTGGTGAAACTGTAACGCAAGAACTAGAAACTGGCATTTCAATATTTGCTGAAGTGGCTTCTGTAACTAAGACATCTGGTAATTCTGGAAAAATTACAGTTGCTAATATCGGTGTAAGCGGTTCAGAAACTTATAGACAATTTGTAGCTTCAGCCACTAAGCCAATAGTTGGTTCTGAAAATAGTTACTCAAGTACAATTACAAAGGTATATGATATAGGCGATAACGATGACGATAATGTATTCCCATCTGACGGTGGAGCTGATAACGTAACGTTTGAGCATGTAGCAGATAATTTTATAGACTTTACTGAATCTAATCCGTTCGGTGACCCATCGGAGAGTTACTAATGTTTGGAGGTCATTTTTACCACGCAACAACCAGAAAGGCAGTAGCTGTTTTTGGTACACTGTTTAATAACATAAGTGTAATCAGAAAAGATGGCAGTGGCGGTATACTTAATCAAGTAAAAGTACCATTAGCATACGGACCTAAACAAAAGTTTTTAGCTAGGTTAGACCAAGAGGCTGGCTTTGAAGCACCGTTAGCAATTAAACTACCAAGATTGGCTTTTGAAATTACTGGTGTAGAAAAAGATACTAACCAATCATTAGGTAAACTAAATAAAATAGTAGAAGCACATGGTAGTGATGTTACAAAAAGAAAGACAATAAAAAACTATGCTTCATACAATATAACAATGTCATTATATGCAATGGTTAAAAACCAAGATGATGGCTTACAAATTATAGAACAAATCATTCCATATTTCCAACCAGATTATACAGTTACTATTAAACCTGTTGATGGTTTCGATATGAAACAAGATGTCCCAGTTATTTTAGACAGTGTAACAATTCAAGATGATTATGAATCTGACTTTGTTACAAGAAGAGTATTAATCTATCAAATGGATTTTACTATGAAAATGAAATTCTATGGACCTACAGGAGATGTTGGTTTAATTAGAGAAATTAATGTTGATTTGGAAAAGTTTGGAACTAGCAATAATACAAACATATTTGAGGAGATGGATTTTACAGTTGGTAATACTGATACGGCAGAAAGTTATACCGTAACAACTACAATTGATAATAATCCGTATGATGATTAATGGAAAAACTAAATAAGTTAAAAGATTCTTTAGAAAAGAATTTGCCAGTGAAAAGACAAAAAGATTATGTTGATAAAAAAGACATAAAGGACGATTATGAATTTTCAAGAGCAACATATAAAGACTTAATAAGAACTGGTGTACAATCCCTTGATGCACTATCACAACTCGCCAGAGAAGCTGAAAGCCCAAGAGCATTTGAAGTTTTATCTAAATCTATAAAAGACATTGGTGATACTACTGAAAAGCTTATGTCTTTACAGAAAGCTAAAAAAGAATTAAATAAAGAAGAAGATGACAAGAAAAGACAAGAGCAGAAATTAACACAGAATAATGTTTTTGTTGGTAGTACAACAGAACTACAAAGAGCTTTATTAGATACAAATAAGGATAATATAGTAATCGATGCAGAGGATAAAGAATAGCGAGTTTGGTTACTTAGGTAATCCTTCCGTCAAAAGAGACGGAGTAGAAACTCAGTTTACAAAAGCAGAAGTACAAGAATACGCTAAGTGTATGCAAGACCCAGCGTATTTTGCAAGGACTTATGTAAAAGTTATTTCTCTTGATGAAGGTTTAGTTCCATTTGATTTATATCCTTATCAGGAAAAGATGTTTGAACAATTTAAAGATAACAGATTTAATATTGTTTTAGCTTGTAGACAAAGTGGTAAATCAATTTCATCTGTAGTCTTTTTATTATGGTACGCAATATTTAACCCAGAAAAAACCATAGCAATATTAGCTAACAAGGGTGCAGTTGCCAGAGAAATGTTGGCACGTATTACACTTGCACTAGAAAATTTACCATTCTTTTTACAGCCTGGAACTAAAGCATTAAATAAAGGTTCACTTGAATTTAGTAATAATAGTAAGATTGTAGCTGCTGCAACATCTGGTAGTTCTATCAGGGGTTTATCTATTAATTTACTATTCCTCGATGAGTTTGCATTTGTAGAAAAAGATGCACAGTTCTATACATCAACATATCCGGTTGTTTCATCTGGTACAGACGCAAAGGTTATTATTACATCTACTGCAAATGGTGTAGGTAACGTATATCACAAATTGTGGGAAGGCGCGGCTCAAGGTACTAATGAATTTGTGCCATTAAGAGTTGATTGGTGGGATGTACCAGGAAGAGACGAAAAATGGAAACAACAAACGGTCGCAAATACTTCTGAACTACAGTTTGACCAAGAATTTGGTAATACATTCCATGGAAGAGGTAATACATTAATTGACGCAAATCATTTAATGCGACAAATGTCTAGAGACCCATTATACTATAAAGAAAATGTTTGGATATATGCAGAGCCAGAACCAGAACATGAATATGTAATGACGGTCGACGTATCTAAGGGTCGTAATCAAGATTATAGTACATTTACAATTATAGATGTCACTACAAAACCATTTAATCAAGTAGCAGTATTTAGAGATAATACTTTATCGCCTATATTATTTCCAGACATTATATACAAATATGCATCAACTTTTAATGATGCTTATGTAGTAATTGAAAGTAACGATGCTGGTTCAGTTGTATGTAATGGATTATATTACGATTTAGAATATGAAAATATGTTTGTAGAATCTAGTATTAAGGCAAATGCTTTAGGTTGTACGATGACTAAAAGAGTAAAAAGAATTGGATGCTCAAATATAAAAGATTTAATAGAAACAAAACGAATAGATATACACGATTCTAATACAATTGTAGAATTAAGTACCTTTGTGATGAAAGGTAATTCTTATCAAGCATCACCGCCAAACCATGATGACCTTATGATGAATTTAGTTTTATTTGCATGGTTTACATCAACTGATATATTTGAAAATTTATCTAATATCGATATGAAAGATTTATTATTTAGAGAAAAGTTAGCAGCAATACAAGATGATATGCTACCGTTTGGTTATATAGATGATGGTAATCCAGTAGGTATAAATAAAGGTATAAAGGACGATGATGGAAACATCTGGTTCGAGCAAGAGTGGAAACAGAGCTTCTAATGGAAAAGTTTAACGATTATTTTACAGTAACAGAGCAAACAGAGGATATTCCTATTGAGGATATGCAAATTGTCATATTAGGTTATGGTGATGCTGATGGCACGTTTGCTAATTTACTTAAAAAGGTTGCAAAGAAAAAGAAAATTTCATGTGAACTTATTGATGTTAATGAGGCTTTCATTTCGGCGTCAGACGTTGAAATTGGTAAAGTAACTATTCAAAATTATGATGGTGAAGACAATTCATTAGATATAGAAACACGTAATACACTTATTTTTGTAAGAGGTGGAGCTGTTGAAAGTTTAACTTCACAATCATTAGTATCATCTTTACAAACTATTGGATTTTTCTTGGTAAATGATTTAGAATCTATGATGTTATGTAGTAATAAAATGTCAAACGCTATTGCACTAGAAAGAAATAATATAACCATACCTAAAACATCTATTGTAAATAATGTTAAATCAATAGAAGATGCTCATAGAAGAATTGGTGGTAAATTTCCAGTAATTATTAAAACACTGACTGGTACTCAAGGAGTTGGCGTAGCTAAAGTAAACGATATGAGTTCATTAGTTTCTGTATGTCAATCTCTATGGAAATACGATGCATCTATTTTATTACAAGAATTTTTAGATGTAAGTTCAGATGTTAGAACTTTATTAGTAAATGGTAAAATTATTGGTGCTGCTGAAAGGGTTAGACAAAAAGAAGAAAAAGATTTTAGAAACAATGTTCACTTAGGTGCAGATACAAGACCGTATAAACTATCAGACGAAGAAAAAGAATTAGTTATAAATGCGGCTAGAAGCAGTGGAGCCTCGTATTGTGGTGTTGACCATTGTGTATATAAAGGCACATCATATATATTAGAAGTAAACGGCAGTCCTGGTATTCGTTCTCACTTTATGGGTTACGATTATAAAACTCAAAAATCCACTAAAAAGATTTCTGATGAAGAAACAATAGAACATATATTAAACATATATTCAGATGAGAGAACCAGAAGAGCTTTAATGAGACAAGAAGCAGGGTATATTGAAAGTATACAATTAGAAGGTATGGAACATGACCCTATTAGAGCAAAGCTTGATACTGGTAATAGTGCTACTGCTACTATGCTACATGTCGACACTATGGAAGCTGATGGAGATTTTGTAAAATGGACAAAAAATGGTTCATCTTTCAAAAGCGAGGTATTATATGTATCTGAACCACAAAGAGGTTTAAAACCATTTGATAGAAGACCAGTAATAGAACACACAATTATATTCAATAATAAACGTTATAATGCAGAATTAGGATTATCTACCAAGGACACGGCGTCCGAAATGTTAGTTAATCGTAAATTAATGACCAAATTTAAGGTTGCAATTAACCCAAATAAACGCTTTATACTAAGCGATGTGGTAGAAGCAAACGATTCAACAGACCATTAAGGCTTATAAAATAGTATAACTTATAAATAATACTAGTGAATATACGTATTATGAAACTTATTAACTAACTCAAAGAGAGGATAAAGCGATGGCATTTCAAGTATCACCAGGCGTTCAAGTCAAGGAAATTGACGCAACGAACGTAGTTCCAGCCGTATCAACCAGCATTGGTGGATTCGCAGGAGCATTCGTCTGGGGTCCAGCACATGAGGTTGTAACCGTAGGTTCTGAAAACGAACTAGCTGAAAAGTTCGGTGCACCCATTGATGCAGACACAGCGAAACACTTTTTGAATGCGGCATCTTTTTTAAAGTATGGTAACGCATTAAAAGTGGTTAGAGGAGTTGGAGCAGCACTAAACGCTACAGGCGGGACGGCTGGAAGACTCGTATCTAACGAAACAGAGTATGACCAAGCAACACTAGCGACCGGCACAGACGGTCAATGGATTGCTAAATACCCTGGCGCTATTGGTAATTCCCTTCAAGTAGAAGTTTGTACTAACGCAGCTGGATTCGGAACATGGGCCCATAAAGGCCAATTCGAAGCAGCACCTAGTACATCCGATTACGTAAAAGGAAAAGGATTAGCAGCAGGCGCGGACGAAATGCATATAGCAGTAATTGATGAAGAAGGCCTATTTACTGGCACAAGAGGAACTGTATTAGAAACTTTTAGTTTCCTATCACAGGCTTCTGACGCTAAGGATAGTTCAGGTTCTTCATTATTTTACAAAGACGTCATTAATAACAAATCAGAATATATCTGGTGGGCAACCCACGATACAGGATTAACAAAAGCAGGAGACACAGTTGCAGAATTGAAGGCAGCAAGTGGTTCCGCTTATGTTACATCTGATACCGTATTGGTTGAAGACCTAGGTTTAGGAGTATCTGATAACGCCCTAACTGCAGGCGAAGTATCGACTGCATTAGATTATTTAGCCGATGGTGAAACAGTAGATGTAAATTTATTGTTTGCAGCACCTGATGCTGATGGTGTAGATACTATCGGAGAAAAACTGATTTCTATAGCCGAGGCAAGAAAAGATTGTATAGCATTCATTTCACCTCCTATAGACGATTCAACTGGAACAGACCCAGTTACTGACGTTGTAGCGTATGCAAATTTATTACCGTCAACATCTTACGCATCATTAGATAGTGGTGCTGTATATTTGTATGACAAATACAACGATGTATATAGATGGATTGGAAGTAACGGCCTGTGTGCAGGTCTTTGTGCTAACACCGATTCAGTAGCTGACGCATGGTTCTCACCAGCAGGTGTGAATAGAGGTCAATTACTAGGTGTAGCAAAATTAGCTTACAACCCAACTAAAGCTCAAAGAGACACACTTTATAAGGCAAGGATTAATCCATTAGTTTCTTTCCCAGGTCAAGGTACAATGCTTTTTGGTGATAAAACACTATTAAGTAGAGCATCAGCCTTTGATAGAATTAATGTAAGAAGATTATTCATTGTTATAGAGAAAGCGATTTCAACAGCTGCTAAATCACAACTATTTGAATTCAATGATGAATTCACAAGAGCTCAGTTTAGAAATTTACTAGAGCCATTCTTGAGAGATGTGAAAGGCAGAAGAGGAATTACAGATTTCTTAGTGGTTTGCGATGAGTCAAACAATACCGGACAAGTAATAGATACAAATAGATTTGTAGCTGACATTTTTGTTAAGCCTGCAAGGTCTATTAACTTTATTACTCTTAATTTTATTGCAACAAGAACCGGAGTCGACTTTACTGAAGTCGCTGGCGGATAATAGGAGAATAACATGGCAATTTTAGGCATAGACGATTTTAAATCGAAGCTAGTAGGGGGCGGTGCAAGACCCAACCTTTTCAAAGTAACATGTAATTTTCCAGGCTATGCACAGGGTGATGTAGAATTAACATCATTTATGTGTAAGGCTGCTCAATTACCTGCATCCGTTCTTACCAATATCGAAGTTCCTTTTAGAGGAAGAAAACTAAACATGGCTGGCGATAGGTCTTTTGAACCTTGGACAATTACTGTTTATAACGATATCGATTTTGGTGTTAGAGACGCATTTGAAAGATGGAGCAATGGTATTAATGCACATAGTGCAAATACAGGGCTTGCAAACCCAACGGATTATATGGCTGATATGATTGTAGAACAATTAGATAACAGCGGTAATCCAGTTAAAAAATACGACTTTAGAGGAGCGTATCCAACAAACATTGGAGCTATCGAATTAAGTTACGATGAAGCTTCAGCGATTGAAGAATTCACAGTAGAATTAAACATTCAATACTGGGAATCTAATACGACTTCGTAAGGTTATAAATAATATTTGAGGAGGGATTAATTTCCCTCCGATAATATTTGAGGATAAACATGGCAGAATTTTTTGGTTTTGAAATAAAACGTAAAGGTTCAAACACAGGCGTAGATACAGTCAGACCATCATTTGTACCTAATACAGATGAAGATGGTGCTGGTGTAATTCAAGCAGGTGGTCATTTTGGTGCTTACCTAGATTTAGATGGTGACAAGGCTAAAAATGAAATTGAACTTATTTACAAATACAGAGACATAGCGTCACAGCCCGAGTGCGATGCCGCTATTGAAGATATAGTGAATGAAGCCATTATTGGCGATAATGTAGAAGTTCCCGTTAGATTAGTTTTAGACCAAGTGGAAGCTTCGGATAAAATTAAAAAGACATTACAAGAAGAATTTCAACACATATTAGGCTTATTAAACTTTAACCAATACGCGCACGATATTTTTAGAAGATGGTATGTTGATGGTAGATTACCATATCATATTATTATTGATTCTGAAAACGCGAAAAGTGGTATTAAAGAATTAAGATATATTGACCCTACTAAATTAAGAAAGGTCAAAGAAATAGAAGAGGAAGAAGACCCAAAGACTGGTGCAAAATTAATTAAGAAGCAAAAAGAATACTTCTTATTCCAGGACAATAAAATGGGTAATCATAATCAGGGATTAAAAATTCACCCTGATGCAATTGCATATTGTACATCTGGTGTATTAGATACAAGCAGAAAAAGAATTTTATCATATTTGCAAAAGGCAATTAAACCAGTTAACCAATTAAGAATGATGGAAGATTCATTGGTTATCTACAGAATTTCAAGAGCTCCTGAAAGAAGAATATTCTATATCGATGTTGGTAACTTACCAAAAGGTAAAGCAGAAGAATATTTGAAAAACATTATGGGTCAGTATAGAAACAAACTGATTTATGATGCTAAAACAGGAGATATTAAAGACGATAAGAAACATATGTCAATGTTAGAGGACTTTTTCTTACCTCGTAGAGAAGGTGGAAGAGGAACAGAAATCTCAACATTACCTGGTGGCGAAAACCTAGGACAGATTGATGATATTATATACTTCCAAAAGAAACTATATAAATCACTTAATGTTCCAATGAATAGGTTAGAACAAGAAGCTCAGTTTAGTTTAGGTAGAGCTTCAGAAATAACCAGGGACGAAGTTAAGTTTAAAAAATTCATCGATAGATGTAGAAAAAGATTCTCCGATATATTCATGCAGTTATTAAAAACCCAATTATTATTAAAAGGGATTATAACTAAAGATGATTGGAATAATTGGAAGAATCAAATTAGCTATAACTTTATCGAAGACAACTATTTCGCAGAGCTAAAACAAGCAGAAATCTGGAGAGAAAGATTCGATATGTTAGGTGCTCTTGACGAATATGTGGGAACATTTATTTCTAATGAATGGGTTAGAAAAAATGTATTACAATTTGACGATGAAGATATTAAAGATATCCAGAAACAAATTGATAAAGAGAAAAAAGCTGGAGACGATATGGCTCCTGACCCAGATGACCCACGTTGGGCATAGTAATCTTATAAATATATACAGAAGGAAAAAATTATGAATGTTGAAAATTTAATTAAAGCTTTAAATGATGGTGATAATGTAACGGCACAAAAGGAGTTTGAAACTGCTATGGGCCAAAAGATATCCGACGCTCTAGACGCCAAAAAGATTGATATTGCATCAGGAATGGTAAATAGAGACGAGGTTATTACACAAACCGCAGATAACGAATAATGAAATTAATAGCAGAATACATCGATAGCGATTTAGAGGTTATCGAAGAAAAAGTAAACGGTAAAAAGTCACTTGCAATAGAAGGCGTATTCATGCAAGCGGACCAAAAGAACCGTAATGGCCGTATATACGAGAAAGGTATTCTCGAAGCGGCGGTAAACAAATATGTAACAGAACAAGTAAAGACTGGTAGAGCGGTCGGTGAATTAAATCACCCAGATGGACCGACTATCAATCTTGATAAAGTTTCACACAAAATTACAGACCTCAAATGGGAAGGAAGTAATGTTGTTGGAAAGGCTTCAATCTTAGACACCCCTATGGGACAAATCGTAAAAGGTTTATTAGAGGGTGGAGTTAAGCTTGGGGTATCAAGTCGTGGTATGGGTAGTCTTGTGAATAAGAAAGGTACAACCTATGTAAATAACGACTTTCTATTAGCAACCGTTGATATTGTTCAGGACCCTAGTGCTCCTGAAGCATTTGTTAATGGTATAATGGAAGGCGTAGATTGGATATGGGAAAATGGTGTGCTGGTTCCACAAGAAATTGAAGAAATTGAGACTGAAATAACGAGGGCTAGGAAAGTAGGCGATTCAAACGTTGAAATCAAAGCATTCAAAAGTTTCCTCTCTAAACTAAACTCTAAAATATAGGAGAACGTTATGTCACTCGAAGATGTAAAAAACGAAAATCTAGTCGAAGAGGATGTGGCTGAAGAGCTTCAAGAGGAAGAGCTCGTTCAAGATGAGAATTTAGACGAGGAATCTCTAGAAGAGGATAAGAAAAAGGAAGAAGTAGAAGAAGGCGGACACGAAGAGGAAGAAGAGGAAGAAGAAAAAGAATCTAAAGCCGAAGCCGTTTCCGTACCTAAAACTAAAGCCGGTGTTATCCAAGCAGCAGTCGAAATCCTAAAACAAGCTAGAAAAGAAGATGCGCAAAAACTCTTTGCAAAGATGACGAAAATGGATGAGTCAGAAGATGACGGTTCAGTTAAAAAGGCTGTTAATGCAGCTCCTAAAGCTGCAGCACCAAGTGTTAAAGCGAAGGTAGAATCAACTGACTTTGACGAAGATTTAGATGCACTAATCTCAGAAGAAGCAACTCTTTCCGATGAATTCAAAGGAAAAGCAGGAGCTATTTTTGAAGCTGTGTTAACATCTAAGCTTTCACAACACATCGAAAATCTTGATGCAGAGTATGCACAAAACCTAGAAGAAGAGGTATCTGAAATTCAATCAAACTTAGTAGAGAAGGTAGATTCATATCTTAACTATGTAGTTGAAAATTGGATGAAGGAAAATGAAGTTTCAGTAACTAATGGTTTAAGAACCGAAATTGCTGAAGAGTTCATGTCTTCTTTACAAACAGTGTTCAAAGAACATTATATTGAAGTTCCAGAAGGTAAAGTTGACCTTGTTGATGATTTATCAGCACAAGTCAATGAGCTAGAGGAGCAGCTCAATAAATCCACAGATGATAATATCAAACTACATCAATCAGTTCAAGATTTTGAAAAGAACGAAGTAGTAAGAGAACAATCATCAGGGCTTGCTGAAACTGAAGCTGAGAAATTAGCATCATTAGTTGAAGATATCGAATTTGATAGCAGAGAATCTTTCGAAATGAAAGTTAAAACTGTTAAAGAATCATACTTTACTAAAGATTCTAACGAAGCGGCTGATGAAGTAGCTAGTGTTATTGGAGAAGATTCAATCGATATCGATTTATCAGACCCAATGGCTAGATACACACAAGCTATAACTAAATTTAATAAATAACTATAGGGAAAAACGAAAATGTTTAATGCAGATTCACAATTAATAGAAAAATGGGGTCCCGTTTTAGAGCACGAAAGTGCACCTGAAATTAAGGACAGATATAAGAGAGCAGTAACAGCTCGCTTATTAGAAAACCAGGAAGTTGCCCTAAGACAAGAAGCAGCACAAATGCAAGGTAATATGATTTCTGAAACAGCAGCTAACGCTACTGGTTCAAACGTATCAAACTTTGACCCTGTGCTTATCTCTCTTGTTAGAAGAGCAATGCCTAACTTAATCGCTTATGATATCTGTGGTGTTCAGCCAATGACTGGACCTACTGGATTAATCTTCGCGATGAAATCAAAATACTCAACTCAAGGCGGAACAGAGGCTTTATTTAATGAAGCTGATACCGACTTCTCAGGAGCTGGTACTCATCAAGCTGAACCAACAGGTTTAGGTGGAGTAACTGATGCTGATACCGATGGAACAATCGCTGACGAAAGTGATACAGTTTCTACATTCGGTGCTGGTATGACTACAGCTGCTTCTGAAGCACTAGGTAATACTGGTGGCGCATTTGGCGAGATGGCTTTCTCAATCGAAAAAGCTACAGTTGAAGCTAAGTCAAGAGCTTTAAAAGCTGAGTACACAATGGAATTAGCACAAGACCTTAAAGCAATCCACGGCCTGGATGCTGAAGGCGAATTAGCGAATATCTTATCTGCTGAAATCTTAGCTGAAATCAACAGAGAAGTAGTTAGAACTATTCTAACAAAAGCTAAAATCGGTGCTACACAAAGTTCAACAGCAGTATCTGGTATCTTTGATGTCGCTACAGACTCAGACGGCAGATGGATGGTTGAGAAATTTAAAGGTCTAATCATGCAACTCGAAAGAGAAGCTAACGTAATTGCTAAAGAAACAAGAAGAGGCAAAGGTAACTTTGTAATCGTTTCTTCAGACGTAGCTTCAGCTTTAGCAGCTGCTGGTCAAATGGATTACACTCCTGCATTATCAACAGACTTAAATGTTGATGATACTGGTAACACATTCGCTGGTGTTCTTAATGGTAAATTAAAGGTCTATATCGACCCTTATGCAACTGTTGACTTCGCTTGTGTAGGTTACAGAGGTTCAAATCCTTATGACGCTGGTCTTTTCTACTGCCCATACGTACCTTTAACCATGGTTAAAGCTGTTGGGGAGAGTGATTTCCAACCAAGAATCGGATTCAAAACAAGATATGGAATGCAACAAAATCCATTTGTAGGCAACGCATCAGGCGCTGGTACAGATAGAGCTAACCCATACTTCAGAATCTTCAGAATTGATGACATCATGGTGTAAACCTGATTAATTAATCAGATTCATTTTAGAGGGGATTTTAAATCCCCTCTTTTTTGCTTATAAATAGATATATGAGTACATTAACTACAAACAAAAACTTTTTATCACCAGTCGGATTTCAGTTTTCTATTGATAGAGAACAATTTGCTAATGTAGAATATTTTTGCACAGCTGTAAATTTACCAGGAATCAATTTAGGAAACGTAGATTTAGGATATCGTGGCGGAACATTTACCGAAACAGGCGATAGGCTAGAATTTTCTGAATTATCGATTACATTTAATGTCACTGAAGACATGGATAATTATTTAGAAATCACTAATTGGATGCATCGTATAGTGAACCAAAAAGGTGATTTTAAATCTGATGCAACACTACTAATTATGAATTCTCATAATAACGTAGCAAAGGAAGTAAAATTCAATTCAGTATTTCCAATAAGTATTAGTGAATTATCCTTTGATACAGCAGGTGAAGTTGAATATTTAAAGGCTACGGTATCATTTCAATATACCACATACGAATTTAAATAAACACTGTACATATATCATTTTTAATGGTATAATAATATTATATGATATGATTATGAGGAAATTATGAATACATTAGAACAAATACATGAAATGTGGAAAAAAGATTGTCTTATTGACAAAATCGACCTGGACAAATCTGCCAGAGACTCAGCCAAACTCCATTCTAAATACCTAGAAATTTATTCAGTTAATAAGCTTAAAGTTAGAAAACTAGATAATGACTTTAAGGTACTACTTAAGAACAAATGGTTACATTATAACGGCAAATTGAGTAAAGAAGAAATTGATGACTTAGGATGGACATATGACCCTATGAATGGACTCACAGTTCTTAAAGGTGATATGGATAAGTTTTACGACTCTGACCCTATGATACAAGACCATCAGGCCAAAATACAATACGCTCAAGAAATAGTTGATACACTAAAAGAAATCCTAGAAAACATTAAATGGCGACATCAGAATATTAAAAACATTATAGAATGGAATAAGTTTACTAGTGGAATATAAGATACACCAATATCGGTACGATAATTTTTCAAAATTCGAAGCAATTATAAGAAGTGCTATGGAAGAATTAGGTCATACCGAAACTTCTGATTTATCTGCTGATGTTCATATCTATAACCATTGCCTTTTAAACGAAATATCTACTCAAGATAAAATTAATATTATTTTTAAACCTACTGCACCATCTGCAGATTATTTTGCACTAGATACTATAGGATATGCTGGTGCTTCAGAACTTGCCTTTGAAGAACCTGTTGAAGTTGGAGCAGTTGATTTTACTGATGCTTGGTCTATAGTAGATAAGTTAAAAAAGGATAAAGCTAATAAGTGGGATGATTCTATATTACTAAAATGGAGAAAAGGTAAAAGAACTAAAAGCGACCATATATTAGTAATCGGTCAAATGCCAGATGACGAAACAGTAACCAATTTTAGTTTTGGCGACCATACTAAAAAGTTAGAATCTATATGTCGAACTTTAAAAGATGAAAGAAATGTAGTTTTAAAATTACATCCTAGATATAAACCAACAAAAGAATTTATAAAAAGAATAAAAAGCTATAATGTAGAAATTATAGATGGATTCATTAGCATTCACGATATATTACCTCACACTAAAGTAGCTATTATTGAGAATAGCACAGCAGGAATTGAGTGTATGATGCATGATGTTCCTATTATTAGTTACGGTTATCCAGAGTATCATTGGGTTACCAAAAAATTACAATCACTAACACAATTACCATATTTAGTAAAAGATACTCATTGGTATGATTCTGGTTATGCAATTAACTTCGTGTGTTGGTATATAAACCATTATCTTTGTAGAGATATAAATACAACTAGGAACCGATTAAGAGATTTTGAATTGTAATGGACATAATTGAAGTTAAAAAGCGAAACGAAGCTTTTTTAGAAATTAAAACAGAACCAAGCGTAGAACAAGAGTTATCAGAACACTTTTGTTTCTATGTACCTGGTTATAAGTTTATGCCAGCATATAAAAATCGTATGTGGGATGGAAAAATACGATTATATGACATGAGAAAGAAAACTTTATATACTGGACTATATAAGTATCTTACACAATTCGCAAATGAAAGGCAATACGATATTGTCTGTAAAGAAGATGCCTTCTATGGCACTCCTGACGAGGTACTAAACCACGACATAGACACCTTTTTGGCCCATTTGACGGCTAGCGTGAACGGAGAGGATATAACCCCTAGGGATTACCAAGTAGATGCCTTCTCGCTCTTGTTAAAAGAAACTAAAAGCCTTTTACTATCACCAACTGCTTCTGGGAAGTCATTAATCATTTATATGGCATTGAGATATTACCTTGAAATGTACGAGGATAATGTGTTAATAATTGTCCCTACTACATCATTGGTAGAACAGATGTATTCTGATTTTGCTGACTACTCAAGTAAGGACACTTGGGATTGTGATAAAAATTGTCATAGAATATATGCAGGTAGAGACAAATATAACTATAAAAATAGAGTTACTATTACCACATGGCAATCAATCTATAAATTAGGGCCTCAATGGTTCCAAAAATTTGGTATGGTTATAGGCGATGAAGCACATAATTTTAAAGCTAAATCACTTACGGCAATATTAGAAAAATGTACTGAAGCAAAATATAGGATTGGAACTACTGGTACACTCGATGGAACACAAACTCATCAGTTAGTATTAGAAGGATTATTTGGACCAGTTCATCAAGTCACGACGACGAAAAAATTAATGGACAATAAAGATTTAGCCAAATTAGATATTAAAATATTATTAATGAAATACGAAGATGCTATATGTAAAGAAATGGCTAAAAGAAAATACCAAGAAGAAGTAGATTATATTGTCAAATACATACCTAGGAATAAATTTATTTCTAACCTAGCATTAGACCAAAATGGTAATACACTAATATTATTTCAGTTTGTAGATAAACATGGTAAGCCATTGCATGATATGCTATCAGAAAAGATAAATAAAGATAGGAAACTTTTTTATGTATCAGGAGAAACAGATGTCGATACCAGAGAATCAATCCGTGAGATTACCGAGACGCAGACCAATGCCATTATTGTTGCTTCCATGGGTACCTTTTCTACTGGTATTAATATTCGTAATCTTCATAATATTATCTTTGCCAGCCCTACTAAAAGCCAAATTAGAGTCCTACAATCGATAGGACGAGGATTAAGAAAAAGTAATGATGGAAGAAATACTGTAGTTTATGATTTGGCTGATGATATGCATTGGAAATCAAAGAAGAATTATACATTAAACCATGCAGCCGAAAGAATTAAGATATACAGTAAAGAAAAATTTAATTACGAGATACACGAAGTAAAGATATAAATAGATATATGGAAGATAAAATGGATATCAGACACATTAAGTTCATTAACGGAGATGAAATTATCGCACTTGTTAGTCGAAATAATGATGACAATATGTTAGTAGAGAGACCATGTGCTGTTAAGGCAAATATGATTGGTACCTATAATCTAAGTCCATACTTTCCATTTTCATCAAGTACATTATTTAAATTTTTAAAGAATAGAGTCTTATGTAGCGTTAAGGTCGATGATTCTTTAAAGCAAAAGTATTTGGGTTATGTGCTTCAGATGAGAGCTCCCACCGGTGAACTGTTGGCTGGTGAGAGTGAAATGCTACAACAGTATCAAGACGTATTGAAAGAATATGCTACTCAGGTGGCTGAAGATGAGGACTATTATTATGAAGAAGATGAACCCGTTACACCGGCTAAAAAGATACTTCATTGACTATTGCTATATCTACCCCGCCCCAGTATACAATACTATTATATACTATAAACAACGTTTTGTACAGTGTTTTCTGCAAATAAATGCAATAAAAATGCCTGTACAAACAGCTCATCTTATGGTATAATATACACATTATGGAGGAAACCCAACTATGGCTTTAAAACCAAAAGAAAAACCACACTATGTAAATAACAGAGAGTTCTCTCAAGCAGTAATGGATTATGTTACTGAAAAGAATTTAGCAGAAAGTAAAGGAAAAGATATTCCTAAAGTTACTGATTATATTGCTAAATGTTTTATTAAAATTGCAGAAGGATTATCCCATAGACCGAACTTCGTGAGGTATACTTATCGTGAAGAAATGGTTATGGATGCAGTAGAAAATTGCCTAAGAGCAATCGGAAACTATAACCTTGAAACAGCTACGAGAACTGGTAAACCAAACGCATTCTCATACTTTACTCAAATTTGCTATTTTGCTTTTATCAGAAGAATCACTAAAGAGAAGAAGCAACAAGATATTAAATTTAGATTTATTGAAAGAATGGGAATTGAAGAATTTGTAACTGCTGGTATGGATAACGAAATGGCAGCCGAAACTATGGCGTATGTCGATACTCTAAAATCTAGAATTGCAAGAGTTAGAACAAACGATGACAAAGTTAAGAAATTTGCTAAAAAAGAAAAGGCTCAGCAAAAGCTTGAGCTATTCATGAAATAATGAAAGTAGCTATATTAAACGACACCCATTGTGGTGTAAGAAATTCAAGTGACATTTTTCTAAGATATCAAGAACGATTCTATGAAGAAGTCTTTTTCCCTTATCTAAAAGAGCATAACATTAAGAATATTTTGCATTTAGGAGATTATTATGAACACAGAAAATTCGTCAATTTTAAAGCTCTTAATCAAAATCGCAAACATTTTCTTGAGCCTATGCGGGATGCTGGTATTACTATGGATATCATTCCTGGTAATCACGATGTTTATTTTAAAAATACTAACGAGTTGTGCTCACTCAAAGAGTTGCTCGGATATTTTACTTCAAATGTCAACATTATTATGAAACCAAAAGTCCTGGATTATGCAGGATGTAAAGTTGCTGTAATTCCATGGATTAATAATAGTAATTACCAAGAATACACTAAATGGGCTATGAATTGTAAAGCATCTATTCTTGGTGCACATTTAGAGTTAAAAGGATTTGATTTATTACCTGGAGTACCAAACCCACACGGAATGAGTGCTGATGTATTTGAAAGATTTGAAATGGTTCTATCCGGACATTTTCATACCAAATCGTCCAGAGATAATGTCACATATCTTGGTTCTCAAATGGAATTTACTTGGGCTGATGTAGATGACCCAAAATATTTCCATGTATTAGATACAGAAACAAGAGAAATTACACCAGTAAGAAATCCAATTACGATGTTCAAAAAAGTAATTTATGATGATACAAAAGTAAATTATGATGATATCGACATGAGTCAGTTTGAAAGGAAATTTATTAAGCTGATTGTTATTAATAAAAACGACTTGTATATGTTCGATAAATTTGTCGACAAATTACAAAGTATTGAAACATATGAATTAAAGATTGCAGAATCATTTGAAGAGTATCTAGGTGATAGCGTGGAAGACGACAAAGTTTCACTAGAAGATACTACCGAACTGCTTGATTCTTATGTCGATGCTGTAGATACAGATTTAGATAAAGACCATTTAAAAGTCGAATTGAGAAAGCTTTATACTGAAGCTCAAAACTTGGAAGTAGTATGATACATTTTAAATCTGTTTCCTGGAAGAATTTTCTTTCAACAGGAAACGACCCTATTACTATATCATTAAACAAATCACCGACTACACTTATTGTAGGTCAAAATGGTGCAGGTAAATCAACATTACTAGATGCATTATCATTTGGATTATTTGGTAAACCACACAGAGATATCAATAAGAAACAATTGATGAATTCAATTAATCGTAAAGGTACTGTTGTCGAAGTCGAATTTACTATTGGCGATTCTGATTTTAAAATCGTAAGAGGAATCAAACCAACTAAATTTGAGATTTGGCAAAATAGTAATATGATTAATCAAGCATCTAATGTTAGAGATTATCAGAAGTTTTTAGAAACAAATATTTTAAAACTCAACCATAAATCATTTCATCAAGTAGTTGTACTAGGAAGTAGTTCATTCATTCCATTTATGCAATTACCTGCTTGGTCAAGAAGAGCTGTAATTGAAGATTTATTAGATATCGGTATTTTTTCTAAAATGAATCAGTTGTTAAAAGAGAGAAACTCAAAGATTCGTGAAGAATTGGTCGACATTAATCATAACATTGATTTATATAAAACAAAAATTGAAGCACAATCAAAATATATTAAAGATTTAGAAAGTCTAAACGAAGAACAAGTTGATATAAAGCGTGATGCAATTAATGTTTATAAAGAAGAAATAGCAGAAGTTTTTGAAGAATCTAAAAATCTAGGTAAAAACCTACAGACAATGATTCAGGGTGAAGAAAAGAACTATAAGTATTTTGGCGATAAAATGTCAGACATGAAAGCTTATAATAAAGACTTTAATAATAAAATTAAAAATCTAGTTGAAGAAGCCAGATTCTTTGAGGATAACGATATTTGTCCTACATGTGAGCAGGATATAGACGCAACTATTAAAGTAAAAAAATTAGATGTACTTAAGGAAAAGGCAAAGGATGTTCAAGAACATAAAAACTCTTTAGAAAAAGAAGTAAATACTTTAGAAAAAGAAGGTCAAGAAATTATGAACAACCTTAATCAATTAAGGCAAAAACAATCAAGGATAAATTCAAATAATGACAAGGTTGCACTCTTACAAAAGGAAATTGGCAAAACCCAAAAGGAAATCGATACGCTCCTTAAAACGTCAGGAGACAGCAAGACGGCAAAGAAGGATTTATCGACTCTTAGAAAGAGTAAAGAATCTACTACCGAAAAGAAACTAGAGTACGTTGAGGAAAGAACTTATAACGAAGCTATTGGTGAGATGTTAAAAGATACAGGTATTAAAACCAAAGTTATCAAACAATATCTGCCAGTCATGAATAGGTTAATCAATCAATATTTACAAGTATTAGATTTCTTTGTTGCATTCCATCTCGATGAAAATTTTGACGAAACTATTAGGTCGCGTCATAGAGATACATTTAATTATGCATCATTTTCTGAAGGAGAGAAACAAAGAATTGATTTGGCATTACTCTTTACTTGGAGACAAATAGCTAAAATGAAAAATAGTGCATCGACTAATCTATTAGTATTGGACGAAACATTTGACTCAAGTTTAGATATGGATGGAATCGATAACCTAACCAAAATCTTGGATACGCTAGAAGATGGTTCTAATGTATTCATTATCTCTCATAAAGGAGATGTCCTAGAGAATAAATTTAGGTCTAAGATTGAATTCTTTAAAGATAGAAATTTCTCTAAAATAAGGTAATCGCACTTTTATGTAGATATAAGTGTACAAAAGTTGCACTTTTATGTACATATAAATGTAATACCTTTATAATATAAACGCATTTTTTTCTGTACAAACATACTTTACTATGGTATAATGGTACAGAATTAATTATCTGCCCTTAGCTCAGCTGGATAGAGCAACGGTCTTCTAAACCGTAGGTCGGAGGTTCGAATCCTCCAGGGCAGGCCAATATTTAGCCTGATAGGCCCACATGGTGGAATTGGTAGACACAAGGGACTTAAAATCCCTCGCTTATGGCGTCCCGGTTCGAGTCCGGGTGTGGGCACCAGGCTAAAAAAACATGCAATTATTTGCAGAAAACACTGTACAAATGGCTCAAGCTATGGTACAATATACATATATTCAAATAAAGGAGTGATTATATGAATACCACAATCGCAAAACTACTAGCAAAAGAAGACGTTATCGTTCAAACCGGTGCATATTCTACTGCTTGGTTTGACATCAAAAACAGAACTCTAGGTCTTCCAGATTGGAAAGATATGGGTAAAGATGTCAAAGACCTTCTTATTGGTCACGAAGTTGGCCATGCACTATATACTCCTTTTGAGGGATGGCACGATAGTCCAGAGAAATTGGAAGGATGCCCTAGGTCATATATTAATGTAGTTGAAGATTGCAGAATTGAAAAGAAAATTAAAAGAGATTATCCTGGTCTTATCGGACCAATGTCAAGAGGCTATAAAAAACTAGTAGCTGACGAATTTTTTGGCGATGTCGATTCTATCGATTGGGACAAAGTAAAACTCATTGATAAAATTAATCTAAAAGCTAAAATTGGTAATCTTCTTGATGTACCAATGTCAGATGTAGAATTATCGTTTTATAATAAATCTATGCAGACAGAAGAGTTTTCAGAAGTACTCGATGTTGTTAGAGAAATCCTAGCTTGGACTCAAGAAAACCAAGAGGAATTAATTCAAAAACCAGAAACAGCTGAAGATGATTTTGACGAAGAAGAATCCGAAAACGAAGACCCAACACAAAACATGGGTCACGATGACTACGAAGATGAAGAAGAAAACAAAAAAGAAGAAAACACTCAAGGCAATTCAAACCCTGGAGACGAAGAATTAGATGATGAAGAAACTGATGAAGGTTCTCTAAAAACTGCATTACCTGAGCATACTGAAGAAGACATTTCAGTTACTGATTCTATTTTTAGAGCTATGGAAAAAACATTACTTCCAGAGTCTACTGAATTTGTTTATGCCAATGAAATTTCTAAAGAAGTTTTCAAAAAGGTAGTTTTCAAATATGACCAATTGGCTAAACTAAGAATAAATCAAAAAATCCTAGAAAACCAATACGGTTGCTATAACAATAGTATTGGACCTTTTTATAAAGCAGATTCAGAAGAAAAATTTAAAGCTTATATGAAAAGAGTTAAAAAAGCTATAGTTCCAGCAGTAAAAGAATTTGAGCAGAAAAAAGCTGCACATCAATGGATGCATGCAACTACTGCAAAAACTGGTAGAATTGATGTTAACAAATTGCACAGCTATAGAGTTTCAGAAGATATCTTTGCAAAAACTACTAAAATGGCCAACAGTAAAAATCATGGAATGTTTATGATTATCGATTACTCTGGGTCAATGTTTGATTCACTGAACAATGTTTTAGACCAACTAATACACAGCGTAATGTTTTGTAAAGCAGTTAATATTCCATTTGATGTATATGCATTTACTTCTGGTAATAATGTAAATGAGCTATATAGAGATGGCGACCTTTACATGGATAGCTTATCAATGCCTCAGCTAATTCACAGTGGTTTAACCAAATCAAAATTTGAAGAAGCTTTAAAGCATATATTCTCAAGAATGGCACAATGTAATGGTCCTTATGACAGATGGTCAAGAGCCGAATGTGAAGACTTTGGTTCAACACCTTTAAACCAAGCACTTATTGTATCTCACAAATTAGTTAGAGAATTTAAAAAGAAGTTTGGTATTGAAAAGGTAACATTCCTTACAATCACTGATGGCGATACTAATAGGCTATCAGTTATGCAAAGCCATAAAATCGATAGAATACCACAAGAGAGAAATTATAATCCAAAACACAAAGTAGAAATTGATGGTAGGAGTGTAATTCTTAAAGACGCTAGAACTGGCGGAACTAAAGATTTACTAGATAATCTAAAGAAAAGATACGGTGTTCAAACTATGGGATTCTTTATTGCTGACCATAGAAACGATTTCAACCATGCAATATCAAAAGCACATTTTGACGGCAATGACGACATGTGGTGGTCAAACGAATTTACTCAAGCTAAAAAGAAATATTTTGCAGAGCACAAAAAACAAAAATGTGTACACTTTAAAGATTCAATGGGATACAATAATTGGTATGTCGTTAAAAATGATACCTTTAAAGCTGACGAAGATAACGAAATTGAAGCTGATTCAGATATGACTAAAGGTCAAGTTTTAAGAGCATTCAAGAAGTTCTCAAATAACAAGAAGAATAATAAGAACCTAATGAGCAAATTTGGTCAGGCAGTGGCATAAAAACATGCATGTTTCTGCAACAAAACACTGTACAAATTGGCTCAAACCTGGTACAATACTATTATAAATTAAATTAAAGGAGTGAAATTTATATTATGATGAAAGTGAATACAAATACAATAGTTGAGAAACTACAAGCAAGTTATCCCGACCAAACCATTTTTAGGAAAGCAGTTATCGTCGATACTGCAAAATCTTTAGGATTTTCTAAAGCTGATTGGTCTCCACTACTCGAAGTGAAAAGCGATGTCAGAGGTCAATATGATTTATCCTCAGTTATCGTTCCTTTGAGACAAAAAGAAGAAACTAATAGTTCAACCTTGCAAATGCAATCAATTGTTAATCAAGAAAAAAGTTATGCTAAAGCCGACCCAACGTTCGTACCTTGGGGTCCTTTTAAAGACATAACACAAATCCTAAAATCAGAAATGTTCTATCCAACTTATATCTCTGGATTATCAGGGAATGGTAAAACATTTATGGTAGAACAATCATGTGCAAAACTTAATAGGGAGTTTATACGTGTACAAATCAATCCTGAGACAGATGAAGACGACCTTATTGGAGGTTTCAGACTTATCAATGGAGAAACTGTTTTTGCTAAAGGCCCAGTTCTTAAAGCAATGGAAAACGGTGCAGTGCTATTACTCGATGAAATCGACAGAGCTACAAATAAAATTATGTGTCTTCAAGGTATACTTGAAGGTAAACCAGTTGTTGTTAAAAAGACGGGTGAAACAATTACTCCGCAACCTGGATTTAATGTAATCGCTACTGCGAATACAAAAGGTAAAGGTTCAGATGACGGTAGGTTTACAGCAGCATCTATAATCGATGAAGCATTCCTAGAAAGATTTACTATTTCTATCGACCAACAATTTCCTTCACCAAGAGTTGAACAGAAAATTGTTATGAAGCACATGGCAAAATTTGATGCAATAGATGGAGACTTCGCAGAAAACCTAGTCGCATGGGCAGATATCATAAGAAAAACTTTTTATGATGATGGTGTCGATGAGGTCATTTCAACAAGAAGGCTCTGCCATATTGTTCAAACCAATTCAATCTTTAACGATAGAATGAAAGCAATCGACCTATGTATTGCAAGGTTTGATGATGATACTAAAGAAGCATTCCTTGACCTCTACTCAAAAGTAGATGCAGGAGTCGATTTTAATGAGGAACAAAATGTCGAAGAAACAGACGAAGATAGATTATAAGTTTAATGAAGGAGCTCTAATCGATGAGCTCCAAAATTATATTGATAGTACTTACAATAGTCACTACTCTAAAAATAAATTTCAATCAACAGAATTTATTTTAGATTGTGGCCATGGTATGGGCTTCACAATAGGAAATGTATTGAAATACGCACAAAGGTATGGACGTAAAGGAAGTAGTCAGGACCATAGAAAAGACCTAATGAAAGTTTTACACTATTCCATTATTGCACTTTCAATACATGATAGCGAAAATAAACCTGTACAATGATTCGCTTTTATGGTATAATAGTACAGAAATATAAAAAGGAAATATTATGAATTTAAGTAATGATACAATTAACGTATTGAAAAACTTTGCGACCATTAATCCTAATTTGGTAATTAAACCTGGTCAAAAACTGAAAACAATTTCTGAGGCTAAAACTATTTTGGCTTCATCTGATATTGTTGAAGATTTTGCACAAGAGTTTGGAATCTATGATTTAAACGAATTCTTATCAGTGTATGGTCTTATTGACGATGCCCAATTAGAATTTGGTGATAAATCTGTTACCATTAAGAACGATGAAAGTAAAAGGATTCAATATTACTTCTCTGAAATTGATATTCTAACTCAACCATCCAAGGATATTACAATGCCTGATGCTGAAGTTGGAATCAATCTTACAGATGATAACCTTAAAGCTCTCAAGCAAGCCAGCTCAGTTCTAGGTCATACTGACTTAGCTCTAGTCGGTGAAAACGGAGTTATCACTGCTAAAGTATTTGATGAAAAAGATGCAACATCTAATACATTCGAACTAACACTAGATAGAGATAATGCATGTAAAAACGATTTTAATTTCGTTGTAAATATGCCAAATCTCAAGTTATTACCTGGTGATTATTTTGTAAGTATTTCATCTAAGCTAATTTCTAATTGGACAAACAACGATTATCCAGTAGAATATTTTATCGCTTTAGAGAAATCATCAACATACAATGTATAAATATATTATACAACCGAATTCTCATACTAATTATGAGGATAATGTAGGAAATGCCGAACACGGGTTTCCTATCTTAGTCTATAAACTTTGCAAAGGAGAAACAAATGACTGAAGAAGTAAACGCACCTGAAGGTGTACAAGAGGAGCAACAAGCCCCTCAGCTCAGTCTTCAAGATATTGCAACCGCAGTTCAGGTAATTGATATCTGTTCAAAGCGTGGAGCATTTGAAGGCGGAGAGCTAGAAGTAGTAGGCGGTGTAAGAAATAGAATTCTTTCATTCCTACAAGCTGCTGCACCTAAGGACGAAGTTCCTGAAGGTGAAGTACCAGTTGCTGATGAGCAACCATCTGAAGAAGATTCAGACGCTTAACCTGAGGGGAAGACATTCCCCACATTTTTTATTAAGGATTATATTATGGAACGAACTGAAAAAACAAAGCTACTCGAAGCACTAAAGACTGGAAACGTAACAGTCACATTCAAAAAGATAGGTACTGGCGAAATTAGAATTATGCCATGTACTCTTAACCCCGAACTACTAAAAGAACAAGGTGTTGATATCACTGTCAGCATGTCGGCCGATTCTGAAGCATATGCCGTTTGGTCATTAGACAAAAGAGCATGGAGAAGCTTCAGACTGGATACTGTTAAGCAGTGGGATGTCAACTGGCCAACCAGAGTTGTAGATGACGCTGGAGTCGATTTAGCAACGGGGAAATTTGTAGGATGAATGAATTTTTATAGGTAGAAAAGTATCGTCCTAAAACCATTGACGACTGTATATTACCAGACAACATTAAGCAAACTTTTAAAGCGGTTGTTAACGGAGGTGAATTGCACAACATGCTATTGACTGGCACAGCTGGTCTTGGTAAAACTACAGTCGCCAAAGCGTTATGTAACGAACTCGATTTAGATTATTTATTAATTAATGGTTCAGAAGAATCAGGTATTGATACACTAAGAAACAAAATTAAACAATTCGCTTCATCGGTCTCACTCCAAGGTGGCTACAAAGTAGTTATCCTCGATGAAGCGGATTACCTTAATCCACAATCTACACAACCAGCACTAAGAGGATTTATCGAAGAGTTCTCAGCTAATTGTAGATTTATACTTACATGTAATTTTAAGAACCGAATTATTGACCCATTGCATTCTCGCTGTAGTGTGATTGAATTTAATATCTCTAAAAAAGAGTCGGTAAAATTATGTGGTTCTTTTCTACAAAGAAGCAAAAACATTCTTGCTGAAGAAGGTGTTGCATATGACGAAAAGATTTTAGCAGAACTCATTATGAAATATATGCCAGATTGGCGAAGAGTTCTAAATGAATTACAGCGATACGGAACATCGGGTAATATTGATTCAGGTATTCTTGTTTCACTATCTGATGTATCAATCAATGAGCTAATGAACGCTCTTAAACTTAAAGACTTTAAAAAGATGAGACAATGGGTGTCTAATAACATTGACTCAGACCCAGCTCAGCTATTCAGAAAAATATATGATAATATGAACGATTATGTAAATCCACAGAGTATTCCACAGTTGGTTCTTATTCTCGCTGATTATCAATATAAGAATAGTTTTGTTGCTGACCATGAACTCAATATGGTTGCTTGTTGTACAGAAATAATGGCAGGAGTACAATTCAAATGAGATGGGATATTATTGTAGTTAGTTATGACGGTGCTGAAAAATATAGGGCATGCCGATTTAATGAAGATAATGTAATAACCAAAGAACAAACCTTTGAAAACAAAATCGAAGCAGAGGTTTATATCGCATACGAACAAAAACAGGAACAGAATGAATCCGTTTGACTATTTAAAATCTATTAATTCGACCAAGAAAAACATTATGGTCGATGATGTAACTGAAAAAGAATACAGTCCATTTATTATTAATCGTGGATTGTCATTCTTTCCAGATACGATTTTATATGCTAACGAAATGAATCTAAAACACCACCTAGACCATAGGCTTCAATATGATTTTCTTATAAATATAATTAAGAAGAAAAAACGGTTCTCAAAGTGGGTTAAGCCACAAGAGGTTACCGATATCGAAGTCATAAAAGAATATTATGGATATAGCGACGAAAAGGCTAAATCTGTTATACAATTATTAAATGATGATAAAATAGAAGAATTGAAACAAAGGATTTATAAAGGTGGAAAACGAAAATATTGAAATAAAAAACTGGTCACCAGCTGATATGCTAGAAGTATCTTTAAACGAACCGGACGATTTTCTTAAAGTACGAGAAACATTAACTCGTATTGGAGTCGCGTCAAGAAAAGATAACAAACTTTTTCAGTCATGTCATATTTTGCATAAGCAAGGTAGGTACTTTTTAGTACACTTTAAAGAATTATTCTTATTAGATGGTAAGCCGTCTAATTTAATCGAGAATGATTTACAAAGAAGAAACACAATTGCCACCTTATTGGCTGATTGGGGTTTAATTAGTATAATTAAAAAAGGCCCTGTAACAGAACTTGCACCATTGAGACAAATTAAGGTTATACCTTTTAAAGAAAAAGCTCATTGGGAATTATGTCCAAAATATAACATTGGTAACTCGAATAAGCAGTAAAAGTCTTATAAATAATAGTAAATTATAGGAGATTAAATGAGTACACTAACAACAAATGGTTCATTAGCATTTTCTGAAATAGAACTTGAGTACGATGTATATCAAGGTTCTTCACCGTTCGGAATAAATGGCTATTATGATGCAGACCCGTATCATGATGTACCAGTTTCTGGAACTATTAGCGTAGATGATATGCGCGGTACAAGTAAACAAACTGTTAGAATAGAAGCTGGAGAATCCAGCGACAGTGCTACACGATATGGATTTAGTGAATATCAAGGAAGTTCATATTACGTAGCTGAAAGCGGAGAATCAGCTGCTGCATTTGGAACCGAAAGTAGAACAGCTGACGTTTTAACAGATACAACAGATATTAGAGGTATAGTTGCTGAGTTGTCTGGTTATATGGGAGGCCAAGCCACGCAAAGTGCTAGTGCAGGTAGTACAGTCGCAGGAAGTGGTGTTAATCTTTTAATATCTATTAATACTTCAACGACCAGTGGGTGGAGCAACTGTTCAGCATTTTGTGATAGTCTACCACACGCACCTGGAAGCGTATACAATCCATGGGGCGGAGGAACATCTTCAACCTATCAAGTAGCAGATGGATATGGCTATGCCACTACACAAACTAGTGCAAATACTGTATACACATTCGCTAGACAAGCATATGGGACTTTACCAGCTGGCCAGTCAGGGACACAAACAACTGGATATTTTGATTTGTATCATACCAAAGCTTTATCTAACACAAACCCAAGCGCTTACGGTATACACTATTCAAATGCATGGAATTCAAGATACAATTGGGTGGCCAACTCATTTTTTACAGGCCATCAAAACAAATATAAACATGCCGCACAAATGCTTTATTCTGGAGCTCGAGCTGACGAACTGACAGGCTCAGGTAATGAAGTATACTTTTATTTTTATTAAGGAGAAATTATGATAACATATACAATTGAAAAAGTAGATTTAATTAATAAGCAAGTACTTGTTAAATACCAAAATGAGGGACACAATGATTGGTATAGAAAAATGGGTTTACCAGATAGTTTTGACGATGACTATTTACACGCCCTTGCAGAAAAAAATGCTTCAGTAGCTGCAAAATGGTGGAAAAAAACTAAAGGTGTTGTAGATAATTATGTAGTTGCTGAACCTACTAAAACAATTAAAGAAATTGTTCTTTCAGATGAACCAGATTTTGACCCACAAGTTTCTGACTTAACATGGGAATGGACTGAAGATGCTACTACTAAATATAAAACATATACAGTTACAGAAAAATCACCTGAAGACATGGCTTTTCAAATTAGAGAAAGAAGAAATCAAGAGATTGGTATAACTGATATTTTTGCTTTATCAGATAGAACAATGAGTGATGAAATGAAAGCTTATAGAAAAGCTTTAAGAGATATCACTAAACAGGAAACTTTTCCAAATAGTGTTGTTTGGCCAATCTACCCAATTTAGGATTTAATATGTCAGCTAAGAAGCTAGGATTCTATGTATTAATTACACGAGGCGTTGCCGCAATGAAAAGGCATAAGCGCATGTGGGACGGTAGTCAAAGTCAAACACTCGATAAGTCAGAAGTAAAATTTGTAATTAATACAAGAAATGATAATTTTAAAGCCACTGCTACAGAATGGCTTGATTCAGAAGGGATATCTTGGGTATCTACAAAAAGTAATGGAGGACCTTCAAAAGGTAAAAACTCTGTTCTTACTGAATTTTTAAAATCTGACGATGACTATATGGTAATGATAGATGGTGATGACTTTTTAACACCTCATGGAATTTACTTATATAAAGCACTTGCAAATCCAGAAGCACATGCTACAGCAGCTGGTGCACCTGATGATTGGGTAAGGCCTACACCTCCAGATGTAATTTCAATAGAAAACCAATATGGTATTATTCCAAACGAAGGTTATAGTTGGCACATGCGATGGGACGATGCAATAAGGTCATCACACCGACATGCATTAGACCCTAATAATCAAGAACACATTGCCGGACGTGGATATAGATGTTTCTTAAGGCCCCAGGGCTGGTGGGATTGGGCCATGGCCGGAAATTGGATTGAAAAAGGAAGTCCATACTTAACACTGTTATCTGATGCTCACCAAGAATTAACAAAATACGAACATGATTATGTTAATGGCTGTGAATCACATAATAGAGTCACATGGTATTCTCGTAAAGCAGTAGAATATGCACAGTTTCCAGAAGATTTGCTAGTAGGTGAAGACGTAATTAATTACCTAGAAGTAAAAGACGCTGGCAAAAAAGGTTTACTAGACGTAAGAGCTATGAATGACCTTTATCCAACTTATGTTTATGACCAAAGAATAGGCGGAATTGTATCATTAGCAAATGATAAAAACCATGGTCGTGGATGGTTAGATTGGATGACTGTTTTTATTCAGTATTTTAAAAGATACGAAGCAGCTGGAAAATTGCATCACATCGATGATTATCTAATCCCTTGGATTGACTTACCTTATTGGCCAGATGGATATAAACCCGATACTTTAAATTTAGTACAATTCCCTCAACCTTCAACATCGTGGGAAAAATATTTTGGTCCTAGAGACTAATTAACACTGTACAAATCAATTAAAACCTGGTATAATACACATATAAGATAAAAAATCTTATAAATAAAACCGAGATGCCGGATAACCGGGTCTCATAATATTAATAACCCTTGCTTAATAATAGGAGGAAATAAGATGGTTAGAAATACTTTGAACGTACCTCGTTCACTTTTTGTAGGCTTTGAAGGCCTGTTCGATGAACTAGAAAGGATTCACACATCCGCTAGGTCAGGGAATGACAATTACCCACCACACAACATCGTGAAAGTCGATGAGGAACAATTCCTTATCGAGATGGCTGTTGCTGGATTTACTAAAGATGATGTTGAACTTGAAGTCAAGGATGGCATTCTTAAGGTAAGAGGTAAAGTTGAAAATGACGAACGTGAATATGCTTATAAAGGTATATCATCCCGCAAATTTGAGAAGAGCTTCCGTCTCTCAGAATTTGTCGTAATAGATGGTGCCGATTTAGAGAACGGAATACTAGTGGTGTATGCCAGAGTAGAGGTTCCCGAGGAAAGGCGTCCTAGGAAGATTCAAATAGGGTCTGCTGGGGCATCAAAGAAGAAGGAATTTATTCAAGAATAGATTCTGGTGAGCAGCGAAAACCTAGTAGATAAGTAATAAACTTTTTTACTGGAGAACAGCAATGAAAGCACTTATGCATTTCGTAGAAAAACACGAGGACATTGCGGAGGCCCTAGGAGGAGTAACTATCATGTTACTAACAGGAGGAGCAATATTAGGTATTGCACCGTCCATTATACTCATGACTAGTCAAAACTTCTAGCTTCCAATTGAAAACTCATGCGGGGGGAGAGCAGTCTCCCTCCACTTTTTTCAAAAAACACTGTACAAACCTATGATAGTATGGTATAATATATAATATACAAGGTGACAATTATATGATGAAATTCTACACAAACGTATCCCGATATGGCAATATGCTATTATATCGTGGTTATGAAAATGGAAAACGTGTAACACAAAAAATCAAATACGGTCCGAAACTATATGTTTCAACAAACCGTCCAACATCATGGAAAGCACTTGACGGAACTCCAGTCGGAGAAGTCAGATTTGAATCCATGCGAGAAGCCAAAGATTGGATTGGCGTAAACAAAGATGTAGCTGGTAGAGATATCTTTGGAAACACTCGTTATATTTCTACCTTTATTAACGATGAATTCCCTGGACAGATTGAATTCAATCGTAATCTAATTAACGTAACAACAATCGACATCGAGGTCGCATCAGACGACGGATTCCCAGAGCCAGATAGAGCAGACAATGTCATTACAGCTATTACTATCAAAAACAATATCGATAATACTTACTACGTCTGGGGACTCGGTGATTATAATGTTGAAAATACTATTATGAAAACCCACCGTGTGGTCTATAAAAGATTCGAACAAGAATCTAGTTTGTTAATTGATTTTATTGGCCATTGGGATTCAACAACACATTCACCAGATGTTATTACTGGTTGGAATACAAGATTCTTTGATATTCCATATTTACATAACAGAATTCTAAAACTTCTTGGCGAACAATTCTCTAAGCGACTAAGTCCTTGGGGAATGATTGAACGTAGAGAAATTACTAAACAAGGCAGAACACAAGTTGCTTATGAATTAAAAGGTATATCTAATATGGATTACCTAGAGCTATTCATTAAGTTTGGTTACTCATACGGTGCTCAAGAATCTTACAAACTCGACCATATTGCAAATGTCGTACTTGGCGAAAAGAAATTGTCATACGAAGAATATGGTTCAATTTACAGTTTATATAAAAACGATTTCCAAAAGTTTATTGATTATAATATCAAAGACGTTGAGTTGGTTGATAGACTAGAAGATAAGATGGGACTTATTACTCTTGCAATGACAATCGCATATAAAGCAGGTGTAAACTATTCTGATACTTTTGGCACAACTGCTATATGGGACACAATCATTTATCGTAAATTGACAGATAATAAAATGGTTGTTCCATTCTCAGAAGATAAAACAAAAACTAATTATCCTGGTGGTTTCGTAAAAGACCCATTGGTTGGTATTCATGACAACGTGGTCAGCTTCGACCTCAACTCACTATATCCTTCTATCATTATGCAATACAATATGTCACCTGAAACTATTGCAGATGGAGAAGTTACTAAAGTTGATATCGAAGCTGTCCTCACCAAATCACAAAACATCGACAATAAAGGCAAAGCCCTAGCCGCAAATGGACAATACTTCAGAACAGAAAAGCAAGGTATTCTTCCAGCGATTATTGACGACATGTATAACGAAAGGGTTGGCATTAAAAGGGAAATGATTAATGCTCAAAAGAAATTACAAAAGGTAGATAAAAATGATAAACAAGAGCTTTACTCGATTGAAAGGGAAATTTCACTGTCCGAGAATAGACAGATGGCAATTAAAATTCTTCTTAATTCTCTCTATGGTGCTATGGGGAATAAATACTTTAGATTCTTTGACCAGAGAATCGCAGAAGCAATTACACTCACCGGACAACTTACAATACGATGGGCCGAATATGCAATCAACGCCCACCTCAATAAAACCTTGCGAAAAGGAAAAACCTGGAAAGACTATGTCCTCGCAATCGACACAGATTCATTGTATGTATGCCTAGATGATTTAGTAAAAGCAATCAATCCACCTAATCCTATCGACTTCCTTGATAAAGTCTGTGCACAAAATCTAGAGCCAGTACTCGAAAAGTCATATGACGAATTATATTCTATGTTTGGTGGCATTGATAATCGTATGGTAATGAAACGAGAAGCTATTGCAGACAAAGGATTGTGGACGGCTAAAAAGCGATATATTCTAAACGTCCATGATAACGAAGGTGTTCGATATGCTGAACCTAAACTCAAGATTATGGGTATTGAAGCTATTAAATCGTCAACACCTGAGCCATGTCGTGATGCTCTTAAACAGATATTCAAAGTTATTATGAGTGGTAACGAAAGCCAAACTCAACAAGCTATTGACCATTTTAAAAATTACTTTAATACATTACAGCCACATGAAATTGCATTCCCTCGTGGCGTATCCAAAGTTAGAGAATACAAAGGTAATACAACTATTTACAGAAAAGGTACACCAATCCATGTCAGAGGCTCATTATTATACAACAGCCAAGTTGATGACCTTTCATTAAATAAAAAATACACAAAAATCAAAAACGGCGAAAAGATTAAATTCGTCTATTTGAAAACGCCAAATCGTATACATGAAAATGTAATCGCATTCCCTGATTACTTACCAGACGAATTTGGTTTACACAAATATATTGACTTTGAATTGCAATTCCAAAAAACATTCTTGGACCCAATTCAACCAGTATTGGATGCTGTAGGGTGGTCACCTGAAGAGATATCTACATTGGAGGATTTCTTTGGATAAACACTGTACATTTATTAATAAGTATGGTATAATACTACAAAATGGAGAAAACTTATGAAAGAACTAAAAACTGAACAACTTCTAGTAAGACTCGTATCAGGAGAAGAAATTGTTGGTGATGTTACATTAGGAACTGATTCACTTACAATTGAAAACGGTTATAACCTATTGCCAGGTGGTGAAGGTAAAATCGCTTTTATTCCTTTTATGGCTTACACAGAAGCACACAAAGGCGTTACAATTAGTAACAAACACGTATTATTTACGGTAAAACCAGTTGGCCAACTTGCTGACCAGGTTAACCAAATGTCAGGTAAAAAAGGACCATCAATCCAAGTACCTAACAAGGATATCATAGTACCAAAATGATAAAAACAATTGAACATGTAACAGATTGGATAAAGGCAGACGAAGTACCTACGCTATCAGTTCCTCAATATGAAGAATGGGTAACAGAATATGGCAAATTTACTGGTTCTAAAGACCCAGGAGGAAATCAAATCCATGGGGTATATCAATGGGCACATAAAAACGATTTAGAAAAAATTGGCGAAAAAGTTATTCACGGAGACATTGGATATATCGGAACCGCGCTTAGAGATATTATTGGTAGAACAAGAGCAGTCACTGTACCAAAGGGAGCACATCCAATTAAGATGCTTTTGGCAGCAGGTGATTATGATGTTGAAGACTTAAGAGTTAGATATCTATTTATTAAGAATGCAGCTGATACAGTTAAGTTTGCTAATGGTCGAAAGCTCGAGACATATTTACATGACGAAATGGATAAAAAATTTGGTTATAGATATAAGTGGGTAAATGCTCAACTGAGTAACGATAATAAACACAATTATGTTTTAAAGAATTGGAGAGAACTTACATATATGCAAGCAATAAAGATTCTACCAGAAGTAATTGAGATAACAAAACTATTAGGTGCAAATCATATTGCATCAGAAGTAGAACAAATAGTTAATGGAGACTATAATGAGTAAAGATTGGGTAAAAGACATATCAGATATGCACTACAAATATGGCGTAAAGATGTGGATGCACAAGAATAAAGACGATGCTGAAAAGCTACGTAAGTATCTAGAATTTAGAGTTAAGTTTATAAGAGAAGAACTAATGGAAACAGAAGCAGCTCTTACAAATAATGACCCAGAAGAAATTGTCGATGGATTAATTGATTTATGTGTTGTTGCTATTGGTACACTTGACGCATTCGGGATTGACCCATATAAAGCATGGGACGAAGTACTCAAAGCAAATCTTTCAAAAGAAGTAGGTGTAAAAGAATCTAGGCCAAATCCACTTGGATTGCCAGATTTAATTAAACCAGAAGGCTGGGAGGGTCCAGACCACAGCGGTAATCATGGTTTCTTTAACAATATTTGATTCGATATACGATAACAAAACTGAAAAACGAATGGACTACAATTCATTCGATGAGTTTGAGCAAGTTTTATATCGTTTAGCAGAACAGAAAAAGTATCTTAAGAAAAAAGATGCACCTTTAATTAGTCCAGCAATTTATAAGACCGAAACTACTCGAGCAAATTCCAATGTCACGGGCTGGGGTGGTTTCGGCATCCTTGATATTGATGACTATGATGGTGATGTAAAAGATATCGAAAAGAAATATTCTCAATACAGATATGTTTGTTATTCAACAGCATCATCTACTATAGAAAAACCAAAGTTTCGTTTAGTATTTCCACTAACTGAAGCTGTTCCAGCAGATAAAATCAAACACTTTTGGTATGCATTAAATAAAGAGATAGGAGATATCGCAGATGCACAAACTAAAGACTTATCCAGAATGTACTACGTACCAAGTCAATACGACGGAGCTTTCAATTTCATATTCTCACATGATGGAAAACTTATGGAACCAATGGCACTCATGGAAAAACACAGATACGTTGTACCAAATGAATCATTTTTCGATAAGCTACCAGATGCAATCAAAAAGGGACTCATCGAACACAGAAAAGGACAACTTAACAACACTAACTATTCTTGGACCGGATATATGGACTGTCCTTTTGTAAACAAAAATCAAGTTGAAGAATATAAAACAATTAATGGAACTGGCTGGTATAGTAAAATGTATCAGATTATGGTATCGACTGCAGGTAATGCTATGTCTAAAGGATATCCAATTACATCAAAAGAAATCGAGTATCTCTGTAGAGATTTAGATAATGATACTGGTAATTGGTATTCAAAAAGAGATATTGGTAGAGAAGCTGAGAGAGCTATAGAGTTCGTTTTTAGGAATAATATTTAATGGCAAGACATTTAGTAACAGGCGGTTGTGGATTTATTGGTTCACACTTAGTAAAAACATTATTAGATAGTGGACACGATGTATCAGTATTAGACAATCATTCTACAGGTAATACAAAACACAAAGGTGCTGCATATTTTTATGGCGATGCATTTTGTTTATTTGATATTTGGAGACATAGAGAAGATAAATTTGAATACATTTGGCATTTAGGAGAATACGCTAGAGTCGAAGCTAGTTTTGAAGATTATGAAAAAGTAATTGAATCTAATTATTTAACATTCCCAGCAGTATTACAATTTGCTAAACACCAAAATGCTAAAATAATTTATTCGGGTTCATCTACAAAATTCACTAGAGATAAAGAAGGCTCAACAATGAGTCCTTATGCATATACAAAAGCAAACAACACAGAGTATCTTAAAAATTATTCTAAATGGTTTGGCCTAGATTATACAATTGTATACTTTTATAATGTATATGGAGATAATGAAATTAATGAAGGTAAATATGCAACTGTCATCGGTAAGTATTTGAACCTTATAAGCGAAGGTGCCAAAGAATTACCAGTTACAGAACCAGGAATACAAAAAAGAAACTTCACACATATTAGTGATACTATTCATGGATTATTAGAAGCTGGATTAAAAGGTTACGGAGATGATTATGGAATTGCATCTGATGAAAGTTATTCAATTTTACAACTAGTAAATATGATGGGCTGTGGTGCAAAAATGGTTCAAGGAAATTCAGCAAATCGTTTAGATGCTGATGTTAAAAATGAAAAATTAAAAGACCTAGGTTGGTCGGCTAAAGTTTCAATAAAAGATTATATTAAGGAGAAATTAGATGAATAATCCAGACTATGGAAAAATCTCATTATGGATTGCAGCATTAGTAGTTGCAGTCTTAACATTACCTCATGCATTTGCTACTGAGGAAGAAGAAACTTATGACAGATATTGTATGGCACAAAATATTTATTTTGAATCTGCTAATCAATCATTTGCTGGTAAATTGGCTGTAGCACATGTTGTTATAAATAGAATGGAAGATTTACAATTCCCCAATACAGTATGTGGTGTAATCTATCAAGCCAAAACATTCACAAATTGGAAAGGCAATGAAGTTCCAATTAGAAATCAGTGTCAGTTTAGCTGGTATTGTGATGGAAAATCTGATGAACCGGTTGATTCCAAGACTTGGATTAAATCGCTTTATATTGCAGATTTAGCATTGACGGGAAAGTATAAAGATATTACTGAAGGTGCCTTATGGTATCATGCAGATTACATTCTGCCGTATTGGGCAGACCAACTTGAATATGTGACTCAAATTGATGACCACATATTCTATAAATAGGAAAAAATTATGAAAATGTTAGCAGACAATGTATTAATAGCTGAAGTTGTAGAAGATAAACAAACAGCTGGTGGAATTATATTAACGGAATCAATTGATAAAGCAAGTAAACCTGGTTTAGTTCTATCAGTAGGTTCAGGAGCAAATGGCCAATTGAAAAGAGGCCAAAGAGTTTTCCTAGATTGGTCGAAATCTATGCCAGTAAATGTAGAAGGAAACGCAGCTGTAATAGTTCATTCAGAACATGTTAGAGCAATTATAGGAGAAGAAGAATAATGTACAGATATAAAGTACACGTTACACGAGTCGTAGATGGCGATACAGTTGATGTAGATGTCGATTTAGGATTTGGAATGATTTATAAAAAGCAAAGAGTTAGAATGATGGGTATTGATACACCTGAATCTAGGACTCGTGATTTAGAAGAAAAATTTTATGGTAAAGCAAGTAAAGCAAATTTAGTTAAAATGTTAGATGGCCAAGAAATACAAATGGTATCACATGATAAAGGAAAGTTTGGTAGAATACTTGGAGAACTTTTTATTGGAAATAGTTCATATAGTATCAACCAACAACAAATTGATGAATATCATGCAGTGCCGTATCTAGGTCAATCTAAAGATGATACAAAACAAGGACATCTTTGGAATAGAGAAGCACTTAATGAGCAAGGAATTATTTACGAAAATAATTAAAAAAACCCTGTACATTTACGTGAGTTTATGGTATAATACTATTAAATTATGGAGTTATTATGAAAGAATCTTTAAAAGTCCTGCAAGAATGTGCAGAATTACAAACCAAAAAATCCAACGATTATCAGAATCCTAATTCTAAAATAAGTCAAGCTGATTACTATCCGAATGGTATCACAACCATTCATGATATTATGCATGCCAAAATGCTAAGAATGCTATCTGTTATGGAAGCTATGCAATCTGATAACTATCAACCAAACTTCGAATCACTCGAAGACTCAGCTAAAGATTTAATTAACTATTCATCATTCTTTGTAGCTTACTGCAGAGATGGTATCCCAGGTCAAAATCCAAACAATGATATTTTCAACAGGAGTAAAGATGCATCAGACAGTTAATGATATTAGGACTCATTTTAAAAATGAGCTAGGTAACGAAAATTTTACTATTGATAAAACAGGCCAAAAGACTATTGAACTTATTGGTGCTTCATTTATTGCAGATGAAGATGCTATCTTTGGTACTCCAAACGCACAGTATATTGAACAAGAAATTGAATGGTATGATTCTGAGTCAACAAACATTTATGATATTAACAGAGGTGTAGATGCTGTAGGTAACGATATGGAACCACCACAAGCATGGAAATATACTGCAAACAAACATGGCGAAATTAATTCTAATTATGGCTTACTAATTTATGGTGAGAAATACTTTGAACAATATGAAAATGCACTTGAAGAATTAATTAAAAACCCAGACTCTCGCAGAGCATGTATGGTTTACAATCGTCCAAGCATTTGGCTTGAGTATAATGAAAATGGTAAAAATGATTTTATTTGTACTAATGCTGTAACATATTATATTCGTGATGGTTACCTAGATTGCGTTATTCAAATGCGTAGTAATGATGTTATCTTTGGTTATCGTAATGACTTTGCATGGCAGAAACATGTTAGAGATACAATGGCAAACGAATTAACTTTTAATAATATTGATGTACAAGCTGGTGATATTTATTGGCAAGTGCAAAATTTACATGTATATGAGAGGCACTTTGAACTTGTCAAATAAATTTGAATTTGCCCACGTCAAACAGAATAAATGGGATAAAAGATATATCGGTCTGGCCAAAGAAATTGCTTCTTGGTCAAAAGACCCAAGTAAACAAATTGGTGCAGTAGCAATTGGCGATAAAGGACAAGTACTTGCTCAAGGTTATAATGGATTTCCTAGAGGTATTGAAGATACTGAACTCAGATATACTGACAGAAGCGAAAAGTATAAGTATGTTGTACATGCAGAAATGAATTGTATTTACAACGCAACATTTAACGGAGTTTCACTACAAGGAGCTACTATATATATTTCAGGGCTTCCGGTTTGTAGCGAATGTGCTAAAGGACTAATACAAGTCGGAGTCAAAAGAGTCGTTTACGAATGTGGAGACGATGTACCAGATATTTGGAAAGAACATAACGAAACAACTATAGAATTATTAAGTGAGGCAGACATTAGTTATGAGCGAATACAGTAAAGAAGAACTAAAAAATTCAAAACGAATTTACAAATCGGCAACACCCAAGTATACGATTGATTGGTATTTAAAATGGATTGCATCAGCATTCGTTTTATTTGCTATGTCAATTAGAGGTGTTGAAGGTATGCAAATTTACGACTTATATTTATCTATAATTGGCATATTCTTATGGACAATTGTTTCCTTTATTTGGAAAGATAGAGCACTAATCTTATTAAATGGCGTAGGATTAATGTTTTTAATTAATAACCTAGCCAGAACTATATCAGGAGCATAATGGAACATTTAATCATTCCCACATTAGGTAGAATCCATAAGCAAAAAACTTATAATAATCTACCTGATAAGTGGAAAGCAAAAGTAAAATTTACTGTTCAACCGCATGAGGTTGACGAAATGAGAGACATCTATGGCGATAAAGTATTACCATTACCAGAGTCAGTAAAAGGTTTATCACCTACTAGACAATGGATTTGGGATGAATTTTATGGCACTAGACACATGGTACTCGATGACGACATGGAGTACTTTAAATATAAAGGCCCAGCACCAGAACATCTAGATACCAAATGGGAAACTAGAGATATGACAGGAGAAGAGTTTGATGATGCTTTCAATACATTCAATAAATGGATGGACGAAGAGCAAATTTATCATGGCGGATTCTCAACATCTTGGGTTGTACCAGATTTAAAATACTGGCCACATCAAAACAATGTAAGGATTATGACTAATTCTTATTTTGATTCTAAAAATTTACCAAGAAATATTGTGTGGGATAAATTACCTACATCGCAAGATTTCCATGCAAACTTACAGTTGTTAACACAAGGATTTGCAAACAGAATTACAACAAGATATAGAGTTTCTATTTCTGCTACAAATGCAAAAGGCGGATGTTCAGAATATCGAACAGTGGAATTAAGTAATGAGGTACACAGAAAACTTGCTGAAATGTACCCAGACTATGTTTCATTAAAAACAAAAACATTAGCCAATGGTCCATGGAAAGGCGAGGAACGAGTTACTTGCCATATTCAATGGTCAAAGGCATATAAGGATGCAATGAAAGCAAAGGCATCTAATTCTTTGGAGGAGTTTTTCGGATGAAACATGCAGGTATAGTTCCACTAATTGGTGGTGAAATTTTGGCTTCAGATGAAGCTTATGGAAAAACACCAGAATATCTAATGACATATTCTGGATTTATGGGTAATGAAGAACATCTCATTAAGCATTATAAAGATAATAATATTGATGTTCCTTATCATGTACTAGATGAAAACCCTGGTGTAAAACTGGAAAATGTAGATGTTGTTTCATCTGTATGTCCATGTGCAGGTTTAAGTACTTATCATAATTCTCACGGAGAGCAAAACGAAAATAATCAGTGGATGGAAAAATCATCTGAGTATGTTTTAAAACAGGTCAGACCAAAAGTACTGTGGGGAGAGAATGCACCAGGTCTGGCTGGAAAAATAGGTGCATTCATGAGAGAGAAGTTGTACCATCTTGGCCAAGAAAATGGGTACAACTTCTCCATTTATCTTACTAAAAGTTTAAATCATGGCAGTCCTCAATATCGTAAAAGAACATTTTTCTTCTTTTGGGATAAAGAACATTTCCAAGATAGGATTCCAGTACTTAATTACTTTGATAAAGAAAGACCAACTATTCAAGAGTTACTCTTAAATGTAAAAAGTAATTTTCAAACTGAAGTACTAAATAAAAAGATACCAAGTCAAGATGACCCATATTACAAATATATGCTAGAAGTTGTAAAAGGCGGAATGACTCATGCTGAATATTCTGAATCTGTAGCACATGAAGAAAAATCAGTTACCATTGAGTCTAGGTTAATGAAAATGGGAATTAAGCACGGAACAATTGCAGAATGGATGGATGAATATCCAGAGTTTGAAAGAGAAGCTGCAAAAGCTAGACGTAAACATGCAAAATTAGAAGCAGGTGGAAACATCATGCTAAGAGGTACAATTATTCCAGTGAATTATATTGGAGCATTTGTTGTACATTTACCTAAGGTTGTAGCCCATCCAACTGAAGATAGATATCTAAGTATAGCTGAAGCAAAAGCTATTATGGGATTACCAGATAGCTTAGAAGTTATTGACCCAATGAAAAACTATAATCATATATGTCAAAATGTACCATTTAAAACAGCTAAGGATATGGCAACTGAAGTAAAAGCAGTGTTAGAAAATAAAAGAGATTTAATTGAAACATCATATTTATTTCAAAACAATTTGGCTAGAAAAGTAGATTATAAAAGAGATGAAAATAGTTTGGAGGCATTTTTATGAGTAACGAAGTAGCAGAAGTTTCAGGACTAAAAGTAAGAGTCCTATTGACTGGCACAGCAGGATATCGCAAAGGATTTATTGCTAATTATTTTTTAGATAAATATAAAGATACTTATGATATTACTGAGTACTTAGGAGACATTAGAGATTTCAACGAAGATTTAACCAAATATGATATGGTGCTTCATTTAGCAGCAATGGCTGGAGTACGAAGGTCGCATGAAATACCACAAGAGTTTTGGGAAGTAAATGTTGATGCATCTAAAAAGATTTTTACTGCTTGTGAATTTTATAAAACACCAGTTATATACGCATCATCTTCATCAATTTATGAATGGTGGTTATCTCCCTATGCTGCAAGTAAAAAGGCTATGGAATCTATTGCACCTTTAGTTTCATTAGGATTAAGATTTCACACTGTGTATGGACCAAATAGTAGAACAGATATGTTATATAGAAACCTAGAAGAAAGAAACGAAAAGATTACATATCTAACAAATCATACAAGAGATTGGACTCATGTAGAAGATGTCTGTAGTGCAATTAATATTTGTATGAAAAACTATCATAAGTTAGCAAAACATAAAGCAATTGATGTTGGGAACGGTCGACCAGTATCAGTAAAAGAAATGGCAGATAAAATTTGGCCAAATAATAATTTACCAATTAAAGAAGTAACGGGTGAAAGACAAGATACATGTGCTAATCCAAAAGAGCTTATGGAACTTGGTTGGAAACCTAAACATTTCATTATGGAGGAAAAATGAGAATAGCAATTATTGGACACGGCTTTGTAGGAAAAGCTGTTGATTATGGATTTAGTAATCCCGATGTAGAGAAAAAAATACTCGACCCAAATTATGGTCATGATGGTATTGACCAACAACAGTTAGTAGATTGGAAACCTCATTTAACTTTTGTTTGTGTACCAACACCTATGCTAGATGATGGTGATATTGATACAACTATTTTAGATAGTGTAATGGAAAATTTAAAAGAATTAACAAGTATGATTGTAATTAAATCTACTATTACACCAAGTACAATTGATAAATACAATCAAGTAAATGTACTATATAACCCAGAATTTTTAACTGAAAAGTCAGCATGTGAACAATTTGTAAATCCAGAGTTTCACATTATTGGCGGATTACAAGCTCAAGCTGAGAAACTAGAGTACTATTACGAAACCTTTAGTTTATGTTCACCTTGTCCAGTTTATAAAATGAATAAGGCAGAAGCAAGTTTTGTAAAATATGCTATTAATTCATTCTTATCTACAAAAGTAACATTCTTTAATCAGCTATACGATGCATGTAATCAATACGGTGATGTAAACTTTAATAAAATTATTAAAGCCGTAGGTGCTGACGATAGAGTAAGTATTTCCCATACTAAAGTTCCAGGATATGATGGTAAACAAGGTTATGGCGGAGCATGTTTTCCTAAAGATACTTTAGCATTTTCTAAGTTTAGCGATAAGCTGACTCTTTTGGCTAAAGCTATTGAGATTAATAATGAATATAGGTCACAATACGATAGGGACGATAGAGAAAAAGAGCAAAACATTCAATTTAACCATGTACAAAATGGTTAAAGTATGGTATAATAACACATTAATAGGAGAAAACTATGTTAACTGTAGGAAATAAATTCCCTGAATTCAATTTACAGGGTATTTCAAAAGATAACGAATTTATTAGTGTAGATGTAAGTAGCAGCTATGAACCTTTGAAAAAAGATTGGACTGTAGTTTATTTCTATCCTAAAGATTTTACATTCATTTGTCCAACTGAGATTGCGGCAATGGATGAATTAAACGGTGATGCAAATGTCATCGGAATCAGCGGTGATAATGAGTTCTGCAAATTAGCTTGGAAAAAAGAAAATGAGTTAATCGGAAGTATTCAGCATCCACTTGCAGCTGATTGTGGCTTAGGTTTAAGCCATGCACTAGGTATTGTTAATGAAGCAGAAGGCGTTTGCTATAGAGCAACCTTTATCATTGATAAAGACAGTGTTATCCAACACGTGTCAGTCAACGCACTCGATACTGGCAGAAATGCACAAGAAGTATTGAGAACACTAAAGGCACTTCAGGCTGGAGGACTAACTGGATGCAGTTGGGAACCAGGGGAGGATTTCGTTGCCTAAAGTAGATTTAACAGCACGGAAGAGACATCCAAGAGACAAAAGGCCAGTTAAGCCAATGCCTTTTGATGTCGCTTTAAGAAAATTTAAAAAACAATGTGAAAGAGCAGGTATTGTTCAAGAAGTTCGCGAAAGAGAATTTTATGAAAAACCAGCACAGAAGCGTAGAAGAAAGAAAAAAGAAGCCGTAGCAAGATGGCGTAAGACTGAAAGGCAAAATATGCCTGGTTCAAATAGGAGAAGAAAATAATGTCAGTAATGGATAAATTAAAAAAGAATAGTAGAATTAAAGAAACACAAATTCTACAAGATTCACATTTCTTTACAGAAAAGGATATGGTTACAACACCAGTTCCAATGGTCAATGTTGCTTTATCAGGCGATATTGATGGAGGATTATCATCAGGACTTACAGTTCTAGCTGGTCCAAGTAAACATTTTAAAACATCATTTGCTTTACTTATGGCAGCTGCTTATCTAAAAGAACATGATGATGCTGTATTATTATTTTACGATTCAGAGTTTGGTTCACCACAATCATACTTTGAAGCATTCGGTATTGATACATCTAGAGTTTTACATACTCCAATTACTGATGTTGAAGAACTCAAATTTGATATTGTAAACCAATTAGATAACATCGAACGTAAAGATAATGTTATTGTTGTTATCGATTCTATTGGTAACCTTGCTTCTAAGAAAGAATTGCAAGATGCTAAAGATGAAAAATCAGTTGCAGATATGTCAAGAGCTAAAGCACTTAAAGGCTTATTCAGAATGGTTACACCTTACTTAACTATGAAGAATATTCCATTGCTTGCTGTAAACCATACTTATCAAGAGATTGGTTTATTCCCTAAAGCAATTGTTTCAGGCGGAACGGGTATCTATTACTCAGCTGATAACATTTGGATTATTGGAAGACAACAGCAGAAAAAGTCAGGAGAAATCAAAGGCTATAACTTTGTGATTAATGTTGAGAAATCTAGGTTTGTAAAAGAAAAATCTAAGATTCCAGTATCAGTTACATGGGAAGGTGGTATTTCAGAATATGGCGGAATGCTCGATGTTGCCATGGCAGGTGGCTATGTTGTAAAACCAAATGTTGGTTGGTATGCTAGAGTTGATAGAGAAACTGGTGAAATTGTTGAACCAAAAGTTAGAGAAAAAGATACACTAACTGAAGAGTTTTGGAAACCAATTTTAGAAGGCACAGACTTTAAAGAGTTTGTTAGAACATACTATTCAATAGGTCATAAACCATTACTTGATGTAGAAATTGACCCAGACAACACTGTACAAGAGGACTAAAATAGTGTATAATGGTAGTATAGATTCTGGAACATTTACAATGGTCGAACATCCAGGTTCTGAGTTTTATGGAATTAAAATTCAAAAAGGAAAGTATGCAGATGTTATCGTAACTTATGGTGCAGTCTCAGTAAAAGAAGACCCAGCCAACGATACTGCAAAACTTTCCTTTAATTGGAACCTTACTGACCCAGGAGAATTTGAACCAGATGACTTATTAAAGAATGAAGAATTTCAACATTATTTAGGCGATTTACTACAATATATAATTACGGATTCATTAGAGAACAGAGAGGCAAAGATTGGAACTGCAGACACACATCCTAAATCAACTGATAAATAACGAGGACTTTTGCCGTAGGGTAATTCCTTATATTAAGAAAGATTATTTTGAAGGCACACATAAAATTGTCTTTGATATGATTACAAAGTTTGTTGCTAAACACAATAAACTACCAACATCTCAAGTTTTAGCTTTAGAGCTAGAAAAACAAAGTGCACATCCCGATACATTAAATCAAGCATCTACGCTTATTAATGAAATTGCACAAAAGTCAGATGTTGATACCGATTACTTAATTAACGAATCAGAAAAATGGTGTAGAGATAGAGCAGTTTATAATGCCATAATGGAATCAATCCAAATCATCGATGGTAAAGACCAAGACAGAAGTGAAGGTGCTATACCTGAAATACTATCAGAAGCTCTTGGTGTTTCATACGACCAAGATATTGGTCACGATTATATTGATAATTCAGATGGCCGATTTGAATTTTATAATAGAAAAGAAAATAGAATCTCCTTTGATTTAGATTACTTTAATAAAATTACAAAAGGCGGACTGCCAAATAAAACATTAAATATCGCCCTTGCTGGTACTGGTGTAGGTAAATCTTTGTTTATGTGTCATTGTGCCGCATCAGTACTAGAACAAGGCAAGAATGTTTTATATATTACAATGGAAATGGCCGAAGAGCGTATTGCTGAACGTATCGATGCTAACTTAATGGACTTACCAATCCAACAACTTGAGACTTTACCTAAAAACGTTTTTAACGAAAAGATAGGTAAAATTGCAAAAGGAACAATTGGTAAATTAATTGTAAAAGAATATCCAACTGGTGCAGCTCATACTGGCCACTTTCGTGCTTTACTGAACGAATTAAAGATGAAAAAGAACTTTCGTCCGAATATCATTTACATAGATTATTTGAATATTTGTGCATCTAGCCGTATGAAAGGCATGGGTGGAAGTATAAATAGTTATTCATACATCAAAGCCATCGCGGAAGAATTACGTGGCCTTGCTGTAGAGTTTGATGTACCTATTGTTTCGGCAACGCAAACAACCAGGTCAGGGTTTAGTAATACAGACCTTGGATTGGAAGATACATCAGAGTCATTTGGTTTACCAGCGACAGCTGATTTAATGTTCGCTTTGATATCAACTGAGGAACTAGATGAGCTAGGTCAAATGATGGTAAAACAATTAAAAAATCGTTATAACGACCCGACCAAGTACAAGAGATTTGTGATTGGTATAGACAGGTCCCGCATGAAATTATATGATGTTGAAGAGTCAGCTCAATCCGACATAATGACGGATATGATACCTGACAAACCAATAAATAAATTCGGGGAGTCTGAAAACAAAGACACCTTTGCGGATTTCAAAATATAGAGAGGAAAATATATGAATATGTTACTAAAAGCTAAAGATTGGGCAATGGACAGACTAGGAGAAAGAACATCTATTGATGGACTTGGACTAATCGCTGTTTGTGGTTCAGTAATCTTATTTGGCGGCTTAGCCAAACTACTCGCATGGGTAGGCCTATTATGGGGTGTTTACACCTTGGTTAAGAGTGACTAATTTTTATTATAGAAAAATAGCCTTTAACTAGGCTATTTTTTTGCAAGTTTTTTGAACAAAACACTGTACATTTCTATCAATACATGGTATAATTATTATATATTTTAAAAAGGAGTGAATAAAATGTCAAACGAAACAAATCAAATTATAATCGAAAGAATCGTAGAAGAGGTTGAGCAAATGTCAACTAGTGCGATTTTAAGAGAAATAGATGGCGGAATGAGACCAGGAATGTGTGATTCTTGGGACGAAAGAGTTGCCCTAACTGATAGAGATTGGGCTATAGCAAAATTATCAAATAAGAGGTTCGAAGAGTGGCCTCAAGGTTCTTAAGAAAATGTACAGGAAACACTGTACATTTACTTTTGATTATGGTATAATTAATAATAATAAAAGGAGTAAATAATGGATTATTATAAAGAGTTTGGATTACCACAGAATGCGACCGAAGACCAAATTAGGTCAGCTGTTGGTGCACCATCAATTGACGAAGAAGGCACATGCATGTGCGGAAAACATTTTAACAACTGCCCGGATGCATACGAGCACATGACACATGGAGTATAACATGAGAACAGATGCTTATATAATGACTGCTTTTACAGAATGTGCTGGAAGTATGTTAGAAATTGAAACTATCAGAACAGCAGTTAAGTCAATTAATAAACTTAATAAACTAAAAGAAAGATATGCAAAGAGCTCTTTTGAACATGGGTATTCAGTAAAAGAACCACAAAAACTACCAAGGTATAGAGTAACTCTACACGGTAGAGGTCCAAGGACAGAATTTGCAAAATCACTAGGAAGACATCCTAGAGCTTTTGATAGAGAATTACCATTGAAATTTGCGGAGAAAATTGATGTCTATATCCATGAAAGGTAAGCAAGTAGTTTTTGAAGTTAAAGCAAAACAACCACCTCCAACCAATCCAACCTGGAAAGCAGAATACGTCTTTGGACTATTAAAAGACGCTATGAAATTTGAAATAGGAATGAGAGAACAAGGATTCATAACTGAACTTAACCGTAAGTTCATATGATGAAACATACATTCCTCTAATTGAAAAACTTATAAATAGAATTAATAACTGGAGGATATATGAAATCTTTAAAAAGTTTCGTAATAAATGAAGCTGTACCTATGGGAAACCCAGAGTGGTCAAAACCTCATGGTAAATCAGGCCAAGATAGATTAGATATTTTAAGACAATTAGTAGCTCAAGATAAACCTATTGAATTAGCAAAAGGTGGAACTTTTAAAGTTGCTGATAAAGACGATGCTCTTGCAAAAATAGATAACTACGATAAAACTGGTCGAAGTGTTATATTTACATTAAACGGAACTGATGGTAACGTTTATAAAAATACACAAATAGCTAAATCAAAAGTCTTCGGCGGAGGCGGTGGTGGAGCTGGTGGTGGAACAGCAAATACTAAACTAACAGAATCTCATAATTGCCTAATGTTATCAGCTATGTTAATTCATGGCAATAATCATGACATCGAATATTTCACACCAGAAGTTCTAAAAGGCGCGGCCAAAGGAATTGATGTTGACGAAAAATTAGATAAAATGTTAGCACTTGAAGGTCCATGGTTTCAATCCTCTTATAATATTTCTAAGCTTTTAATTGAAAAAGGTTATGTAAATAAAGGAATGAAACTTTATCGTGGTACTCAAGGTATGAGTAAAGTTTATGTTGGAAAAGACCTTGCATATAAAAACACAGGATATAAACCATTAAAAGATGATAAATGGAATCCTGGAGATATATGGGCAGTGGTAGATGGATTTAATCATAAAAAAGAATTAGATATTTCTAACATTACTTCTTATAATAAATCTATTTTAAAAGAATTTGCAAATAGAAGATTAGTAGGTATTTCATTAAAAGGACCAGAAGTAAAATATCCACCTCCATTAAAAGAATATAATAATCAAGTACCACCTGATATTGATTTACACAAATATATGGGTTGTAAATTAGAATCCGGTAGAGGAACTTATTGGTCAGCTAAAGGTGGACAAATAATATTTGATACTGGAATCCTTACAGTAAAAGATAATACTGCAGGTGGAACTATTAAAGCAGAAATTAAAGGTAAAAACGCAAGAGGCGGTGGAATATCTTGGGGACCAATGCAGGATTATGTACAAAGAGAAACAAGAAAGAAATTACCAGACCATGCATCGGGTATTAGAAAAATGGCCAAAAATATTGCAGATGGTAAAGAACGAGATATAAAAGTTTATTATACATTATTTAATCACTTTTATAATAATACATCGTACGAAGAATTTAAAGAAGAACTTAAGCAAAAAGATTGGACTTGGATATCAGCAAAATTAGCACTGAATTATCTTTGTTATTACATTGATAAATCAGGCGGTAGAACAGCAAACGCATTAGTTACACAATTTGTAAACTATGCTGGCTCGAAAGGAGCCGAAAGTGCTGTCTATGTGAAAGCTGGTAAATAATGAAATATTTGATATTGGCTTCGGGTCGTGATGGCTCTACACAATTACTTCATGCAATACATGAAAGATTAGAAAGCCAAAATATGGCTGAACCATATCAAAAGGTAAGTGAACCATATAACTATGATTTAGGTGTAAAAACCAATTTTATGAAAAGAAACGTAGTTGTAAAATGTATAGTTAATAAGTTTCATATACCTGAAAGTTGGAGTCCAGAAGATGGCGAAGCAACCGATTTTTTTACAGGATTTGCTTTAAACTTTGATAAAACTATATTAATTAGAAGAAAAAACAAAGGTGAAAGATTATATTCTGCTTTACATGCACATAAACATGATACATGGGAAGGTGAATATAAACAGAAGCCAATAACATTAAACAGTAATAATTTAACTAATGAGATTGACGATTTTATAGATGCTGAAATTATAGCATATGAATTATCAAAATCGTTTTTAACAATTTATATGGAAGATTTATATACAGAAGACAAAGAGTTATCACAGAAAACTTGGAACAAAATATTTCCAAAAGAACCTGTACAATTATTCGAAAGTATGTATAATAAATACTTTGATATAAAACATAAAAAAGGTAAAGTATGAAGAAATTTACAAATTATCTAGCTGAGTCAAAAAATACACACATGACTCACATAGAAGATTTAATCCTTGACGGAGGAGTCAAGGGAGCCCGCCAAGCTATCCAAGCGCTTAGGTCACTGAGGGATATGTTAGCAGGTAGCACGAAATCACCTGTAGATGTTACTGTTAAATGGGACGGGGCTCCCGCCGTATTCGCAGGAATTGACCCATCAGATGGCCAGTTCTTTGTTGCTAAAAAAGGAATCTTTAATAAGAATCCTAAAATCTATAAGAATCATGATGATATCAAAGAAGATACATCTGGTGATTTACAAAAGAAACTTATATTAGCATTTGATAACTTAAAAGGATTAGGAATCACAGGGGTTATCCAAGGTGACTTTATGTTTGAACGAAAAGACTTAAAGAAGGAAACAATTAATGGAATTCCGCATATCACTTTCCACCCTAATACTATTGTTTATGCTGTACCTACTAACAATGATGTCGCTAAAAGCATCATGGCAGCAAAGATTGGAATCGTGTGGCACACAACTTATTCAGGAGCAACATTTGAAACAATGAGTGCTGAGTTTGGAAAAGAAATTGTACCAAAACTTAAAAAATCAAAGGATGTTTGGATGGTTGATGCTGTATTACCAGACCTTTCAGGCACAGCAACATTAACAGCAAACGACACAAAGGTATTATCAACTAAACTCTCAGCTGCTGGAAAAATGTTCCAAAAAATTCAAGGTAATGTATTAAAAGAAATAGAATCAAATAAAGAATTAAATTTAATCATTAATGTATATAATAACCGTATGGTCAGACAGGGCCAAAGAATTAAAGATACTAAAAAACATGCTACTGGTTTAATTATGTTTGTAAGAGACAGATATGCCAAAGAAATTGATAAGCGAAGTTCACAAAAAGGTAAAGATGTACAAATTAAGAAACGGGACGAATTAGTAAATTTCTTTGACAAAAGTAACCTTAAACAGTTACAGATGATATTTGATTTACAAAATTTAGTGGTAGATAGCAAATTAATTCTTATAAATAAACTAAACAAACTTTCAAAGATAGGAACGTTTGTTAAAACGACATCCGGATTTAAAGTAACCAACCCCGAAGGTTTTGTTGCTATAGATAGAATGGAAGGTGGAGCTGTTAAATTAGTAGATAGATTAGAATTTTCTGCTAATAATTTCAGCAAAGATATTATAAAAGGTTGGGATAATCCTAACTAAATGGGAACCGAGGATAATGGAAATAAAAAGTTTTAGCGATTATATCGTTGAATCCACAAAAGAAGTAACATTTGTTTTTGGTAGGTTTAATCCACCTACTATAGGACATGAAAAGTTATTCGACACTTTGAAAAAATTGTCTAGAGGCGGTGCATATCGCATATACGCTTCAAAATCTCAAGACCCAAAAAAGAATCCACTAACATTTAAAGATAAAGTTAAGTTTATGCGTAAGCTTTTCCCTAAACACGGAAGAGCAATTATGGCAGATGCTGATGTCAGAACAGTTTTAGACATTGCTGTTAAATTATATGACCAAGGATTTACAAAAGTATCCATGGTTGCTGGCTCAGATAGAATTAAAGAGTTTGAAACACTATTAAATAAATATAATGGAGTATCTTCTCGACATGGCTTTTACCAATTTGAAGGTGTAATTAAAGTCTTATCTGCTGGGGAAAGAGACCCAGATGCAGAAGGCGTAAGTGGAATGTCAGCTTCAAAATTAAGATTATTTGCTTCTCAAGGCGATGTAACTAATTTTTCAAAAGGTATTCCATCAGCAAATACACAAGTTGTAAATGATTTATACCTTGCTATCAGAAAAGGTATGGGATTAAAGAAAGAATCTGTAAGGCGACATATTGAATTACCTACAGTATCTGAAACAAGAGAAGAATATGTTGAAGGTAATATCTTTAATGAAGGCGAACCAGTAAGAATTAAAGAAACAAAAGAACAAGGTATTATCTTACATAAAGGTAGTAATTACTTATTAGTATCTTTAAAAGAAGGTAGAAAAAGAGTTTGGTTAGAATCAGTAGAATCTATGGCAGGTGAATTAGGAACCGATAAATTAACTAAATCATATTTAGATGCTACACCCTTTGCAAAAATCGTAAAAGACGAAAAAGAAAAAATGACTGTAAAGGATAAGATTAAAAAATCAGATTATTATAAAGGTTTAGCAAAGTCCACAAATAAAAAGAGACATGCACAATTTGCCAAGCAGTCTAAAATGGACGATGATAACCCAGCAGCTTATAAACCAGCTCCTGGCGATAAGGACGCTAAAACAAAGCCGTCTAAACATACGAAGAAATATAAACAAATGTACGGAGAACATTTTACATTTGAAGATTATATGATTGAAGATAAAGGTAGTGCTAAAAAGGCTCTACAGAAAAAGGCAGACAAATCAGGAATGCCTTATGCTATATTAAAGAAAGTTTTTGATAGAGGAGTTGCAGCATGGAGAACTGGCCATAAACCAGGGACTACTCCAATCCAATGGGGATTAGCAAGAGTTAATTCCTTCGTAACAAAATCAAGTGGAACATGGGGTAAAGCAGATGCTGACCTTGCAAAACAAGTAAGAGGATAAAAAATGAATTTTAAAGAATTAAGAGAAAAATATAGAAGCAAATATCCAGCGTCTTTGGTATCAGCTGCTGTAAAAATCGCTATAGATATGGCTGGGAATATGACCGGTGCATATAAAAAAATCGAAAACATGAAGCGCGGATTGGGCGATGACCCTATCGTAAAAGATGCTTTAAGAATGGCCAATGAATCTGTTGAAGAAGGAACAATGGCTATTGGTATTAAAGATAGAGACCCAAAAGAAAGAGCAAAAGCACAAGCACAACTGAAAGTATTGTTAAAGAAAATTGGTAATAAGAAAGTAGGTTCTAAAGAGGGTCAAGACTTTGATGATAAATTGGATTACGACATATTGTCAGACGATGAATTAGC